GACGGGAATGAATCGGCTCATCGCGGGGCTCCATCTCCTGTTCTGCCGGGAACATGCCGCCATTTTACCTGACCTTCCCCTCGTCAGCCCGCACACAGCCAACGCAACCGTAAGCGCCGAAAGTCCGACAGACTCCTAGCCGAGCGACGAATCAGAGCCTACGCCAGCGGCTATGACGAACTCGGTGCGGTGTTCAGCCGGTTCGTGAAGGGCATCTTTGACATCAATGCGGGCGCTTATGTTGATGAGGGCGTGCCATTCGTTCGGATCCAGAACTTGAAAGATGGTTTGATCGACACTCGTGGATTGGCCTTCCTGCCAGAAGATGTGCACGAGGCCGAAAGCAAGACGCAACTTCTCAGGGGTGACATCGTTCTCTCGAAAACCGCCTACCCCGCCGCATCACTAGTGACGCTTGAGCGCGCCAATACCAGTCAGGACACCATCGCTACAACGCTTTCAGAGCACGGACGGGTCCATTACCGTGCTTCAGCGGTCGTCGCTTACCTCAACTCTACGACTGGACAGGCTCTACTTTGGCGGCAGTTCCAAGGCAACGTTCAGCTCCACTTGTCACTGGATGACGGACGCAAGGTTCCGATACCGCGTCTGCCTGACAAACTCCAGGCGGCCGTCGAAGAGTGCTTTTCCATGGCGGAGACCCTTCGCCGATCCGCCGCTGCACAGATCGCACGCGCCGAGCAATCCCTTCTGCACGCCTTGGGCTTGGACGCCTGGATGCCCCCTGAGTCGTTGAGCTACGTGCGCTCCAGCAGCCAGGCTTTCGCTGTGGGACGCTTGGACGCGCAGTTCTTCGCGCCGCGGGTTGAGCAGTTGCTCGCCCGCTTGGGGCGTGACGGACTGCGGCTCTCCGACGTAGCGCCCGCCCGACACGAACGCTTCGAGCCTTCCGGGTCCGGCGACTTTGACTACATCGAGATCGGCTCTCTCGGGGCGGACGGCACCGCTGCGTCGGAGTCCGTGCCGATGGCCGAGGCACCCAGCCGCGCGACGCAGTATGTCCGCACAGGGGATGTCATTACCTCCACGGTGCGTCCCATCCGCCGCTTGAGCGCCCTTGTCGCTCCTGAACAGAATGGCGCAGTGTGCTCGTCCGGTTTCGTCGTGCTGCAGCCGCAGGGGATCAGTGGCGAAGTGCTCTTGACGTACCTGCGGCTGCCACTGGTCTGCGAACTGATGGACCTGCACACCAGCGCCACCATGTACCCGGCCATCTCGGAGTCCGACCTACTGGCGTTGCCCATTCCCGCCATCACCTCCAGCGTGCAGGCGCAGGTGCAGGATGCAGTGTGCCAGTCGGCCCAAGCCCGCCAGCGCGCCACCCGTCTCCTCGACGCCGCCAAGCGCGCGGTAGAAGTTGCAATCGAAGAGAGTGAACCAGCCGCCCTTCGATACCTTCGGGAGTTTCTCTGACCATGCCAAATTCCTTTATCGACAATCGCGAGGCGTGGCTGAGAATGTCGGAGATCGACTATCTCGGACAGTTCGTGAAAGTTTGGCTGGCCTTCAATGCGTGGTATCGAAGCGCTTACTCGGAAACCCAGGATCGCAAAATCATCAATGAGTTGAAGTGGAATTCGAGTCCGGTTGGCAATGCGTTGCGCCCCCTTATCGAGACACAGTCGGAGGACGCTGAGCAGTTTCGTAGCGACATCGGCTTTCTGCACCATCGACTCGAACACTACGAAATCAACACTGGCAAAGACGAAAACAAGCAGCGGATCACGTTCCGCAGAATCTTCCTAAAGGACCGGCAACCGAGCGTTGAAGAGGGTGCCTCGCACGGTTACACCTTCCGGGTTGAGCGAAAGTCGCACGGAGCGATCGAGTCCACGGTTCAAAATAAATCGGGCTCAAACGTTCTCTCAGTCGCCCAAGCGAAACACGACCTTCCAGACCTCTGTGGAAAGCCCTGCTTTGCTGCTTTGTCGACCAAACAGCAGAACACCCTGAAGAAGCTGTATGAATCAACTGCTCCCAAGGAGTTCGTTGACCTGTTATCGCAAGGTAGGAGCCAGACCGCGATCAAGTGTGGCTCGTACTCCTTCTATTGCAGTCGCGAGGAACTGTTTGCCACGGTGGTCGAGGTTGTCTACTTGATGCGTTGCCATCTATTCCACGGCGAGCTTACTCCCACGCGTCAATCCTCAGAGTGCTACGAACCCGCATACCGAATCGTACGGCGGTTCATCAACTGTGTCTCGTAGATGGCGGCGGTGACTGTTCAGATCATGGATTCCGCTGCGCAAGCTGACATCGAGAAGAAGCGGCCCCTGCACGCGCAGGGGGGAAGACGCGCTCCTAAAGAATCGTATGCCCTTGGCGTGCCCCGACGCGCTGGCTGCCGAGTCGTCGGCCATGCGACGAGGAGTGGCGCGTGGACAGCGTCAGTCAGGTGGCGTGATCCTCGCTCAGAGGCGATCTGCAGGAGGACGTGCCAGCGATCCTAAGGCGATCGCCAAAGATCGATGACTTCGGGCGAGTCGGGAGTTTCGGATGCCTGTTGGGTTGTGGCCTCCGCTATCAGCCCACCGACGTGAATGCCGAGCAGGCGGATGCGCTGGTCCAGCACCACTCGACGAAGACAAGCGCGCGCCGCGCGGCGGATGACGTCCGTCTCGGCCGTGGCGGTATCGAGGGTAAGTTCGCGCGTCAACGTCCGGAAATCCGCGAAGCGCAGCTTGATGCCGATCGTCTTGCCGCGGTATCCCTTGTGAGTCAGGTCACCGTGCAGACGCTGGCACAAATCGAGAAGAATTCGGGACAGGGCGGGCCGATCCTCGATCGGGTGCAGATCTCGTTCGAACGTTGTCTCCCGGCTGAGCGAGCGGGGTTCGCGGACAGTCACCACCGGGCTGCTGTCGCGGCCATGTGCGACCTCGACCAGCCAACGTCCGTGACGTTCACCGAACTCTGCGATCAAGACTCCTGGCGCTTGGGTCGCGAGTTCGCCGAGCGTGTGGAGTCCCATCGCATTCAATCGGACGCTGGTCTTGGGGCCGATGCCATTGAGTTTGCCAACCGGAAGCGGCCAGACACGCTTCGGCAGGTCGGCCAGAGACAGCACGGTCAGGCCGTCCGGCTTGTCCAGTTCCGACGCCACTTTGGCCAGGAGCTTGTTCGGGGCGATACCGATTGAGCATGAAAGCCCCGTGGCGCGCCGCACTTCATCCTTGATCCGCTGCGCCAGGGAAACCGTATCGCCGGGTACGTCGCTGAGATCGATATAGATCTCATCGATGCCTCGGTCTTCGATTTCCGGTGCCATGGCGGCAACGGCATTCTTGAACAGCCGGGAGTAGTGCCGGTATTGATCGAAGTCCGCCGGCAGCAGAATCGCGTCCGGGGCGAGCGCCGCAGCCTTCATTAACCCCATCGCGGAGTGGACCCCCAAGGCCCTGGCTTCATAGGTCGCTGTGGTGACTACACCGCGCCCTTTGTATTCGCGCAGTCGGGTGTGTTGCCCCACGTGCGTGTCGGTGAGTGATCGCAAAGCATGGCGGCCGCCGATGACGACGGGTAACCCACGGAGGTACGGGTACCGCAGGAGCTCCACCGAGGCATAGAAGGCATCCATGTCGAGGTGGGCGATGCGCCGTTCCGTCGCGCACAATTCGGTGGCAGTGGTCATGCTGGGATTCCAGCACGACCCGCTACGCACTTCAACGTGTGGTAGCCCGGATCATGCTGGTGCCGATCCAGCCTGAACAGTTTGGTGGCCCGCACCCTAAACTCTAGCTATACCCCAGAATCCGCAGCTCTTTGTTGAAAGGACGGACTGGAATCCAAATTCCGACAAGTGGTGACCGCCGCTAACGCGGTTCCAATAAGGTAGGGATGGCAAGAACACGCAAGACAGGATTGGTCGAGGATTTGCTCGAACTGGGAGCCGCGCTCCCGTTGTGGCTGAGCTTGGTGCTGGCAGCAGTTGCTTACGGTATCTTGCGTAGCTACGCGCTGGCAGTGGTGCCGCCGGTCACGGTACCGGGTCAGTTGGGGGAAATGGTCGTCCAGCAGATGGTGAAAACGCTGGCGGCCGTTGGGCAGTATCTCGTCCCTCTGCTGTTGCTGATCGGCGCACTGATCTCCGTCCTCGGACGCCGCAAGCGCCAGCACTTGGTAGTCGAGGTAGCTTGCGACGCCTCCGGAAACGCTCTGCGCACTCTGACCTGGCGTGAGTTCGAGTTGCTCGTCGGCGAGGCCTTCCGGATGCGCGGCTACGCAGTCACCGAAACGGGTGGCGGTGGTGCCGATGGCGGCATTGATTTGCGGCTGGAGAAGAACCGCGAGTCGTTCCTGGTGCAGTGCAAGCAATGGCGAGCTTACAAGGTGTCGGTGAATGTCGTGCGCAAGCTTTATGGTGTCATGGCCGCAGAGGGTGCGGCTGGCGGCTTTGTCGTGAGTTCTGGGGTCTTCACCGCGGAAGCGTGCACGTTTGCCCAAGGGCGCAATATCGAACTGATTGATGGCGCGGCGCTGCAGCGGATGATCGATTCGGCACGACCGTCTCTTGCGCGGAAGTTAGCCGCTGTGCCAGGGGCAGTACGGTCGCCGGTGGTCGAGCCTACCTGCCCGCGCTGCGGCAGTCCAATGATCAAGCGCGTCGCGAGGAAGGGAGCGAATGCCGGAAAATCATTCTGGGGATGCAGATCTTATCCCCAGTGCAAAGGGGCTCGGGCTGCCGAATAGCGCATCGCTTGATGGTCCGGCGAGAACGGCTGAGGTGATCTGGCCAAACACCCAATCGGCCCCCAAACACCCTCACCACTCCTCATCCGTTGAGAAAACGAGTTCGAACCCAGGCCCCGACTCCACCACCAGTAAACAGCCAGAGAATCTTCTCTGGCTTTTTTGTGCGCGCCAGGAATCGCATGGCTGGCGCGGCTTCCAGCAAACGACCGCGGACTTCGTCAACGGAAAACAGGCAGTTTTCGGGCCGAATTTCCCGTTTGTCGCTCTCTCCTCTCTCTTTCTGCGGACTTTCATGTCGCGAAGTCCGCAAACGCGAGTTGTGAAAAATCAGTAGGTTGAAAACCTGGCTCGGACCGGAGTTTGAAAACGGCATCGGGTAGCGATTACATTTTCGCGAACGGAAGTCCGCGATGAAGGCGGATGTATTTCATGTAAATCCATGAGATAGACGCCGCGGTTTCGGGCGGCTGGCTTTCAGCATTGCCATCGACGATGCGCTCGTCATCGCCCAGCTAGTCGAACAGTCGCAGACTCGTGCCAGCATCTTTCTCGCGGGCTCCGGCAGGGTCGGGGACACCGGCCCCGTCCAGGCCGTCGGGGCGGGACAGTGACGCGACGCGGATCCCGAGCAAGCGCAGCTTGCGATCCAGGGGTACCCGCTTGAGGCAGTCCCTTGCGGTGCTGAGGATTGCCTGGGGATCGGCGATCGGACCGGCGAGTGTCTTATCCCGCGTCAACGTGCGAAAGTCCTCATAACGCAGCTTGACACCGATGGTCTTGCCCCGATACCCCTTGCGGATGAGATCCTGGCTCAGGCGGTCGCACAGCGCGATCAGGATTCCTGACAGCGCCGCGCGATCACGACGCGGGTCGAGGTCGCGTTCAAACGTGGTCTCGCGGCTGATGGATTTCGGCTCGCTGACCGTGACGACCGGGCGCTCATCTCGTCCGTTGGCCGCTGCGTTGAGCCACTGTCCGTAGTGCTTGCCGAAGCGCTGTACCAGCACGTCCACCGGCGCTCGGGCCAGCTCGCCGATCGTCCGGATGCCCATGGCCTCGAGCTTCAGGGCCGCCTTGGGACCGACACCATTGATCTTCCGGGCCGGCAATGGCCAAACACGGGTCGGCAGATCCGCACAGGTGAGCACCGTCAACCCGTCCGGCTTGTCCAACTCCGAGGCGATCTTGGCGAGGAGCTTGTTGGGCGTGACGCCGATCGAGCAGGTGAGACCTGTGGCCCGCTGCACGCTGTCCTTGATGCGCTGCGCGAGCCGTGCCGTTTCCCCCGGCACGTCGGTCAGGTCGATGTAGATTTCGTCGATGCCGCGGTCCTCAATGCACGGCGCGATTTCGGCGACGGCGGCTTTGAAGCGCTGTGAATAGCGGCGATACTCATCGAAGTCGGCTGGCAGCAGGATGGCGTCAGGGGCCAAAGCGGCCGCCTTCATAAGCCCCATGGCGGAATGTACGCCCAAGGCCCTGGCCTCGTAACTCGCCGTGGTTGCCACACCGCGCCCAACGTAGTCACGCAGGCGGGAGAAATCCCGTAGGTCGGGGCCAGGACACCGTCAGCCACCGACCACGACCGGCAGGCCCTTGAGCTGCGGGTAATGGAGGAGTTCCACGGATGCATAAAAGGCATCCATGTCCAGGTGGGCAATGCGACGTTCCATGGACAGCATCGTAGCGCAACGGCACGTCTCGGTGAAAAAGGCCGATCGAAAACGGCCATCAAGATTCGAGACGCAGAAAGGCAACAGCCATCCGAATGGCTGGTGACGGCCAATTCCAGCCCGTTGAGCCATAGGCGGGATGGCCAATTGAAATGCAGTTCCTACCCAGGTAGCCGACGTTCCAGCAGTTATTGCCCTTGTCTCACGTTTGGCATGCGATTCGCCGTCATTAGACTTCAAGAATTACGTTGTGGACATCCTGATCGCCTGATTGCTATTTTAGATGCATGGATAGGGGGGTATTTGCGATATGACAGCGAGCGAATTTCGACAACTTCTTGCGTATGCGGAAACCGAGACACTTGATTTCAAGCAGGAATATGACATCCAGAATTGCAGAAATGATTTTGTAAAAGACATTCTTGCAATGGCAAACACGCCGCGTGAGAACCCGGCGCGAATCATACTCGGAGTTAGCTGGACGCCAGAGCACGGGAGCACCGTTATGGGACTTAGTCTTCAGTATGACGATGCCGATTTTCAGAATGCGTTAGGTCAAGGCCGAGTCCAGCCAAACCCTCGATTTAGTTATACGCCTCTTAAGTTCGAGGGTAAGCAGGTAGGTGTGCTGGAGATTCCAATTTCGAACGAAGGACCTTATACGCCCGTGAAGGACTTTGACGGACTCCAGGCCGGTGCGGTCTATTACCGCCGTGGTACGCAAAACGATCGTGCTGTAGGCTCCGAGCTTAAACGTATCTTCAATTGGTTTCAAAGCGGAGATATTGGATTGCACCCTGAGCTGGAGAATGACGCCTGGCGCCGGTTTCTTGATGCTGTCCATGGTTTCGACCCAGCAACAACATACGTTCTAGCTGTCGATCAAATTCCGTCGACGACACCGGCGCCTCTCAACGCTCTCGCTATGATACCGTGGCGCGCCGTCATCGATTTCGATCCCACAAGTGAGGTGTCCGGAATCCTGAGCAGCCTTGAGGGGCCTCTAAGACGCCACCGGGTTATTCACCGTGTCGTCCGTGGTGACTATCAATTGCAGCCTGAGCCAGGAATTCACTGGTTCTTTGCTCGGGGCCTATCCGGTCGGCAAGAAACCTTTGTTGAAAATACACACAAGGCCTGGGTTAAAGCCTACAAGAGAGAACTTGGGAAGCAGCTTGAGATGTTGGCCCGCGCGAACAGTCCTCGTCCTGTCGTGGCTCTAGTGCTCTGGTCGGATTTAGGTTTGCGCAATCATCTGCGCACCCTTATTGAGGAGATACTTAGCGCGTTCGGTGAAGAAGTAAAAGTCGTATTAGTTTCAAACGATGCGCCGTCTTTCGATTCTTTCGGGGAGGATGAGGAAGCAACCTTCGTCCGAATGGGTATACGAAGCCTTTGTAGTGGCGTTGCTGTCCACTACGCCGATATTCAAGGCACAAATGACGAGCGTTGTGTTTTGCCGAACTCGTCAGGTGGGCCGACAGAGGTGAAGCCGGATGATTGGCTCTGGTTTAGCGAGAACCTTGAGCTTATCCACAGATCCGCAGGGTTAGATGGCGATGACGACCATGGCAACTACCGGAGAGGTGCTGATATTTCGTGGCGAAACCTTCAACTACGTCACGATTGCGATCGGGACATCACACCAAAGGTGGTTCAACAAGTTGAGGCTGACCTTAAGCAGCGTCACACGGTTCGCATTAACCTCTACCATGCACCCGGTGGGGGAGGATCAACAGTTGGTAGGCGCGTCGCATGGGATCTCCACAATACGTTTCCGGCAGTCATCCTCAGGAAATGCGAGCCCAATGATACAGCGGAGCGCATTGCCAAAATCGCCGCCCTCACCGAGAGTAGCGTCCTCGTCGTCGTCGATGGTGAACAGCAATCTGAGAGGGACATTAATGATTTATTCGAGTTCCTAAGAGCGAGCCATACGCCTACCGTCTTGCTTCAAGTACTTCGTCGTTTTCATCGCCAGAAGGAAGGTAAGCGTCAATTTTGGCTCGACGCCGCACTCACCGATAGGGAGGCTGACCGTTTTCGGAACGCATACGTACAAGCCGTCCCTTCGAAGAAAGCGCTCCTTGAGAAACTAGCCAAGGAGAGCCGCAGCCCACAGCGCAATGCGTTCTTCTTTGGACTCACGGCGTTCCAAAAGGACTACCGCGGCCTCGATAGGTATGTCGAGAGTAGAATCTCCGGGCTCGAGAGCGAACAGCAACGTATACTCGTCTATATCGCTATAGCACATTATTTCGGGCATCAGTCCGTTCCCGCGCAGGGTTTCGCTTCCCTTCTGGGTTTACCTCACACGAAGACAGTCGATCTTACTGCTGCGTTTGCCGGCGCTACCAGCCAAGCGCTTGATCTTCTTGTCGAGAGCAACAAAGGCGGCGACTGGCGGACTACTCATTCTCTGGTAGCCCTAGAGGTAATGCAGCAGGTCTTGGCTCCGGGAAGCAGCGTGGAACGTGAAGTAGTGTGGCGGCAGAAGCTCTCGCTTTGGGCGAACGACTTCTCCAGTTTTTGCCGAGGCGATGGATACACAATAAGTGATCGCCTGCTTGATCTCATTCGTCGTGTTTTTGTCTACCGCGATAACATCGACTTACTCGGGACGGAGCGTTCCTCTCAGAAGCAATTCGCCCAGCTCATCCAGGAGATTCCATCGGTCAATGGCAAGGCGGAGGTGCTCCGTCATTTGACGGAATGTTTCCCCCTCGAAGCCCACTTCCACGCACATTTGGGAAGGTTCCTCAGTCTCAACGGAAAGTACGACGAAGGACTTGAATGCATCGAGTTCGCGATGTCATTACAGCCGGACGACCCGGTACTTCACCACATGAAGGGCATGACGCTTCGACAAAAGATGAATGCAGATGCCAAAAAGGGCGTCGTAATAGACCAGCTCGTCGGCACAGCAAAGCAGGCTGCCGAGAGTTTTGAAAAAGCCCGACGATTAGGGCCCGACGAAGCGCATAGCTATGTCAGTGAGGTCCAGACGCTCATTGAGCTGTTGGACGAGGCAGGGAAAGGCCGGCGCGACACTTTGCACAGTGTGCTAACGCATCCAAATACAGATCCCTTTCTAAGGCAAGCCTTGGACAAAGCAGAGGGTCTCCTCGATCAAGCGCAAAACGCGTATGCGGGAGAGGAGCCCAATGAGTTTGTGCTCAAGTGCCGCGCGCGACTTCAGGGGATTTACGGCGACTATTCTGATGCGCTGCAAATATGGGACAACCTGTTATCGCGCCCAGGACTGTCAAGGCCCCCTGTACGCCGGCAGATTGTCTGGACGATATTGCGACGACACAACGGAGCTTGGCACGAATTTACCAATAAGGAGAATGAGCGCGTTCAACGGCTTTTGGAGGAAAACCTTGCTGAGGAGGTCAATGATTCCGCAAGTTTGCGGCTTTGGCTCCGAGCGATCCGCCAGTCGCAGACGCCTCCTTCGTTGGATGCCGTCATCGAGAAGGTTGGCTACTGGAAGATAAATACAAGCACCCTGGACGCCGCTTACTACTTATACGTCCTTCATACAATTCGCGCACTTGAGGGATACTCTCAGAGCGCCGCCGATGCGGTGCGGGCGTTGGACGAATGTCGCGCGCTAGCACGGTTCAGGAGAGATCGGACACGAAGCTTCGAGTGGATCGGCGCCGGCGATGGGATTGGGGCATTGGTTCATCAGAGTCGGCTCGGAGAGTGGAAAGGGGGCTTTTGGGAGTCTACTGACGCTCTAATCCGTCTTAACGGGCGGATCGCCTCAATCGAGGGGCCTCAAAAGGGGTTCATCGAACTTGAGCGGGGGATAAAAGCGTTCTTCGTGCCAGCTAAGGCTGGCTTCCACTCCAGTCGGGACGAGAACGCGCTTGTCACTTCATATGTAGGGTTCAGCTATGACGGCCCAAGAGCATGGGATGTTCGGCGACTCGGAACATAGGTGGCTTGCAGCACACCCAAGGTAAACCGTAAGAGTAATCTAGAGCAGACCGCGATCGCCCCCTATTAAATCAATCCGTAAGCCCCGCGGTCTTGAAAACACGCCGGAAACAACTTGAACTCAACCAGTGGAGTGCACTGGTCGTTGGCATCAACAACCGAAATCAAGTTCTCTTAATAACTGCGTGCGACGAACACATGCCAAGATAGCGCGAAAAAGCCGATACCGAAGGTCCCATTGGCCTCGTTACCTGCCCTTCCCAGTCAAGTGGCGCGACCGGCCGGTTTCGGGCGCAACCGGTCACAGACCGCGTGTCAATCTTTGCCTCTGCGCCTCCCACCCCGCCGGCACATCCACCGCCAGATCGAATAGCGACAGGCCCTCCGGCAGTTGGTCATCCAGAATCGCCGCGACGATGTCCGGCGCCAGCAGCGTCAGGTTGACCATCCGCGACACGTAGCTGTTGTCGACCTTCTCCTTCTTGGCAAGCTCCCGAAGTGACTTCACCTTCCCGTTCTCCAGCATCCTCAGCCAGCGATGGCCGCGCGCCAGGGCCAATTGGATCGGGGTAGTGTCCTGATCGACCCGATTGGGATCCGCCGTCAGGCCATCGGGCAATCGCACGAGCGTTCGCCCGCTGCGCCGCTTGATGGCGATCGGGATGGAGACCGTCACACTGCCGTCGGCGCCCTTGGACAGCACGGGCTGCCCGGTCTGTTTCAGACTGATCAGCTTCCGACTCATGCCGCAGCCTCCGCGGGTTCCGGCTGATCGACCGGCCCATAGGCCAGCGCCAACTGCTCGATGCCGGTAGGCTTGAAAGTGACCCGGAGATTGTCCGGAGTCACCGTCACGCGGTCCACCAAAAGGCGCAGCAGGCGGGTCTGCTCGGCGGGGAAGAGTTGCTCCCACACCGCCTCGATCCGGACGAGAGCGACCGTTACCTGGGCTTCGTCGAGGCTGTCATCCAGCTTCTCCGCCTCCCCCCACACCGCCATCACCATCTCCGGGGCTTTGAGGAGGCCCCGCACCTGCGCCAGCACCGCCTCTTCGACCTCTCCCGCGGGCAGCATTCGGACGCCCGAAGCACCGGGCCCTTCCTTCTGGTCCCGGGTGCTAACGTAGTAGCGGTAAAGACGCCCGTTTTTGCGCGTGTGGTGCGGCGTCATGGCCCGCCCGTCCGCGGTGAAGATCAGCCCCTTGAGGAGGGAAGGCACCTGTGCGCGGGTGGTATTGCCCCGATGGCGGCAGTTGGTGGCGAGGATCGCCTGTACCTGGTCCCACAGCTTTCGCTCGATGATCGGCGCGTGTTCGCCTGGGTACCATAGCTCCTTGTGGCGGAGTTCCCCGAGGTAGGTGCGGTTGCTCAGGACCTTGTAGATCAGGCTCTTGTCGATGGGCTTCCCATCCCGGACTCGATTGTCCTGGGTCGTCCAGGACTTGGAACGAAGGCCCAACCGCCTCAGATCGGGAACCATCAAGGTGGATGAGCCGAACTGGACGAAAGTCCGGAAAAGGTAGCGCACCGTCGCGGCTTCTGGTTCATTCACCACCAACCGCCGGTTCTCGACGTTGTAGCCGAGCGGTGGAATGCCGCCCATCCACAAGCCTTTTCGCTTGCTGGCGGCGATCTTGTCGCGGATCCGCTCGCCCGTCACCTCGCGCTCGAACTGGGCGAAGGACAACAGCACGTTCAGCATCAGCCGGCCCATCGAGGTGGCCGAGTTGATCTGCTGCGTGACGGCGCTGAAACTCACCCCGTGGCGGTCGAAGATCTCAACCATCCGCGCGAAGTCGGCGAGACTGCGCGACAGCCGGTCGATCTTGTAGACGACCACGATGTCGAGCTTGCCGGCCTCGATGTCGGCCAGCAGGCGCTTGAGCGCCGGCCGGTCCATGTTGCCGCCGGAGTACGCCGGATCGTCGTAGTCGTCGGCGACCGGGATCCAGCCCTCGGCCCGTTGGCTCGCAATAAAGGCGTGGCCGGCGTCACGCTGGGCATCAATGGAATTGTATGCCTGATCGAGTCCTTCCTCGGTGGACTTCCGGGTGTAGACGGCACAGCGCAGGCGCCGCTGAATTGTTGCGTTCACCTTTGGTCTCCCTTCATCCGTTTGTTCTTTCGGGTCGCCGCAGGCCGCAGCCCGAAAAACGCCGGCCCCGACCAGCGGGTGCCGGTGATCTCCCGGGCAATCATCGAGAGGCTTTTGTACGGCCGTCCCTGGTAGGCGAACGTCCCCTCGGCGGTCACCGTAACCTGGTGTGGGACGCCCAGATACTCCCGCGTCAGCACGGTCCCGGGCAGCAACGCATCACCTTTCCTCCCTGGTTTCGCCGAGCAGGCCATCAGCGCCTCGATGCGCTGGCGGTTGCGTTCCAGGATTTCGGGATGCACTTTGGCGAACTCGATCTCTTGGAGCCGATAGGCGATCCGGCGCTCCAGGAACCGGCGGTTCCGGGTCGGCACCTCTTTGTCGAACAGTTGCTGCCACAACGCTTTGATCGCGGGCATGTCGAGATCAGGCAAACGGGCGATGCGCGCCGTAATGGCGGGATCGATGGGGTAGGGAATGTCGTTCACGGTCACACCTCGGACTCGATATCAGGGGTGGCTATGAACGCGCTGGGGTGGGCGGAAGTCGAATGGAAAACGCGCTCTCCGGGCCGGGGTTTCTCGGGCGGTGGCGTCCGCAACCGAATGACTCCGAGAGCCAGGATCGCCGCGATTTCGCGCAGGCGTTGGTCGGGGGTGAGGGCGTCGGGAGAGTGGCTGTGGCAAGGCGTCATCGGTGACCTCGGGGAACGCGTCAAAAAACGCTCTCAGTTTCTCCGACGCGGCCGTTCGAAGTATCCCAACGTAGAGTAATGCCGGGTAAGAGAGCGAAAACCGACCGATTTTCCCGGGGTCGTCAGTCTTCCTCGTCCTCGTTCTCTCGCTCCCAGGGCGCTTCCGCCTCCGGCAGGATCAGCAGCGACAGCACCCGTTCGTGGACATCGGAGACATGCTTCATCTCCCGCAGAAGGCTCTGGGGCGATTCCGTGGGAAACCAGTCCTTGGCACACACGCGTTGACCCTCCCAGTCCTGCCGGATCGACTCGTCCGCGGCCAGTGACCCCGGCGGGGGCTCGATCAGCGCGTTGGAGCGAGGATAACGCGCCCGGGTCAGCCGGGCCTTGCGGCTCGGCACACACCACTTCAGGAAGCCGTTATCCCACTTGATGATCACGGCTCGTTGATCGGTCAACTCCACGAACTTGAGGCAGATGGCTTCGAGGGACACGCCATAAAACTCGGCCAGGGTGCTCAGCACCTCGAACGTTATGCGTTGGTGGCCCAGTCGCTCGCGCACGTGGTTGGCCGGCATCAACAGGTAAGAAGCGAACTGATTGGCCTGCGCTTCGAGATCCGGCTGACCGGAATCGCGTTCCCACACGGTGTCATTGCCGCACTCGAACTTCCGCGCCGCAACATTACCGTGCGTCTGCCGGTGCATGAGGTAGTGACCGAACTCGTGCGCTTTGGTGAACCGCTGACGCTCCGGCGTCGAGCGGGTGTTGTAGACGATCCACCATTCCCGGGCCTCATTGACGGGGATCAGCGCGCCCTCGATGCCATCCCATGCTTCGCCTTGCAAGTTTGTGATGGGATCCGACCAGCCGTAGGTCTGCGCGCAGTGGAGCGCCAAAAGGTCAACGTCCACCGGAAAACGCGCATCGCCCCAGGGTTCGATCTGCCGGGCGATGCGGTTCGCGGTCTGAGCCCCGGTGTTGTCGGCCGGGCGCCCCTTCATTCGGGGGGTGTGGGTTTGATCAGGTCCAGCATTTTGCGATACCGCTCCTTGTCGGCTTCGCTCAAGCCGATGTACTCGCGGAAGAAAGCCAGGTCCTCGGGGCCGCCCTCGACCGGCGCGGGTTCGCCGAGCAGGTCCTGGACCGTGACGCCGAGGACCGTGGCTAGGGCATGCAATACCTGACCGGACGGCCGTTGCGCGGGACGGTTCTCCAACTCCCACACATAGCTTTTGCTGATCCCGGCGGCTTGCGCCAGTCCATCCATGGTCAATCCCTTGTCTTTACGCAAGCGCCGGAGTTTTTCGCCAAACGGGTGGCTCATGCGTTAACTCCGGTTGAATGTCCGCAATGTACCACGAAAGCGAACTTCCTGATTGACTTTAGTAAGCCATAGGATAAACTGCAAGCCTGGAAGTATGTCTTTAGTGAACATTCGTTTCACTTAACCAACACTTCCCCCTGCCTTGTCTTCCCCGTCGGCCGTTCGTGACCGACACCCCCGACCGCACCGTGCCATAGGAGGCCTGTTCGATGTCGACCACCTTTCATCGTTTCCTGCGTAATCTGCCAGTTTCTTCCAACCTGTTCCGGAGCTTCCTCACGGCCCGGGAGTTCGAGCTGAGCCCGGACTTTGACTGGACCCAAGAGGAGCCCAAGCTGGTCCGCGCGTTGGCGGACGCCATCGCCGGGTACCCGGAGCCCGCCGTGCGGGACCGGGTCATCGCCGACCTCGGCAAGGCCGCGCAGCTGGCCGATCCGGCGGGCTGCCGCCAGATGCAAACCGTCTGCGGCGATCAGCCCCAGTACACGGCTGTCTTCGCGACCCTGGAGTCGCCCGAAGAACGGGCGCTGTGGCTGCACGAGCACCATCCCGACAAGTTCGACGAAGCCCTGGAGGCGCGCTTCTTCGACGACCGGGCGGTCAAGGCCTCCAGTGTGCGACACGACCTGAAAACCACCCAGGCAGTGGACCGGGGTCCCGAGGCACGAGCGAACCTGGAGGCTGCCGTTGCCGCGTTCTACCGGCGCAAACTCGGTTCCGGCCAAAGTTGCGAAGTCGAGATCATCGACCGCCATCTGGAGGGCAGTGTCCAGATCACCGTCTACGTGCAGGATCTCCCCCATCACCAGGCCGGGTTCGAGGCGGGAAAAGTGCAGCGGCGCCGCTCGCTTCCGGCCATTGAGTCGGCTCTGAACTACCACCCGACGACCGGGTGCGCCGACACCGTGGTCAAGGGCGGTGCCGACTTCCATGACCATCTGGCCCTGGCGTTCGCCGAGCACCTGCTGCACACGCGGATCGAGCCGGAACGCGTGCGCCCGAAGACCTACCGGCTGGGCCACCTGATCCATGGTGTGAAAGTCAGGGATCCGGCCGGTCTGGGACTCGAGTGTGTCCGTCTCAAGAGCATCACCCTGTGGGATCCGGATACTGGTCTCCGGATGAGTTTCGTCGGGAGCGGTCGGGGTCAGCGCCAGAGCGTCGAAACCCAGATCTCCCAGGTGTTCTCGCAAGAGAACCCACTCTCCCGGAACATGCTGGTGGTGGCGGCGCAGATCAGTCTGCACTTCTTTCCGGTAGCCGGAAAACGACGCGGTCGCACCCTGATCCTCGAGTTTGGTCGCCGAGGGCAATCCAATCTCGACAAGCTGGAGGAACAGGATCGCTGCCTGGTCGAGCCCCTGCTGGTGGAATGGGGGCTGGTCGACACCCCTGCCACCGTCACGCCGCCGGACCCGGAGGGTGGTTCGGCCAACGATGACGCCTTCAGCCAGGCCGCATGACGCCCGTCGCCCCGCGGGCGCTGGCCTTGCTGGCCCAGCGGCTGGAAGCCCCTACGGGTCGGACGTCCGGCGCCTGGCTAGACGAGGACGATCGGCCCGCGTTCCAGGTGTTGATCGACGCCGGGGCAATGGTGCCGGCCGGGGGACCACCCCCGGCGGTGCTCTGTCCCGCGTGTGCGCTGAACGATGTGGCACCCGAGCAGACGGTTTCCGGGCTGCGGGGACTTTGCCCGGAGTGCGGGTACGTCCCGATCGACAACGATCTGCTCCAGTCATGGGTGCCGGACCGCACATGGTTGCTCGGCCGCCTGCGTCGGGCCTTGGGCATCGCCGCGCGCCAGGACTCCCAGGTCCTGGTGGAAGACCTGATCTGGAAAGTTGGCGACTGGGGCAAGGGCCGCCGTCACTGGCGGGTCCTGTTCGTGCGCCGCCTGGGCGAGGGGCGCACACAGGGGCTCTTGCGGGACACCTTGGCGGCTCATGTCGAGCGGGATCACAGCGTGGTGATTGGCCCGGTGTCGGTCGCCCGGGCGGGCTTGGCTGACCTTTCGCTCCCCTACGTGCATCTGGCCGAGCTGTTTCGGTGGCGCAGCGGTGCGTTGGTACTGGACGAATCGCTTTGGGACTGGTGTCTGAAGCCCGCCCATCTGCGCACTCATCGAGCCAGTACGGTCTTTTTCGATGATTTCCGGGTCGCACTCATCGATGGCGTGGAGTACACGTTTGGTAGCAAGCAGGCAAAACTCTGGGAGTACCTGTACCACGCCAAGGGCGCCAAACGCCAGAAAGGGGAGATCATGAAGTTCGTCGACTCAGATCAAGTCAACCCGCGCGAGCTGTTCCGCCACAATCGGGAGCAACTGGCGGCTTTTGATACCTTGGTCGACTACGACGACGAGGGCTTCTACTGGCTGACCCGCCGGTAACGCCTTTTCGCTCCCGCCACTCCAGGACCCGCCGCGTGCGGGTCTTTTCATTTCTACCTCCGCGTCACCGCCCTCGGCCGCAGCGATCAGGGGCCAAAACCGCAATCTGCCGATTTCCCTGCGCGGCCATCGTCCACCCCTGAGGATCCCGTCGCTGTCTCCGACTTTCCGCGGGAGTTCGCCCCTCGGCACGCCCTGCCGGCCCGGTCAGCCGGCCCCAGCCCGCAATTTTCGCGGCTTCCCACCCCCCAAAACCGCAATCTGCAGATTTCCCGTAGGTGGCCCCGTAAGAGGCCCCGTTTCGAAGGCATAAAGTCCGTGTCGCCTCTTGATTTAACCGCAAGGAGAAACCGGTGACACGAAAATCCCCAAACCTCACCCCCGTCCTGCCCCGCAGCGAACGGCGTGTTCTGAAAGAACAGGAACTCGCCGACCGTTGGGGCATTTCCATCAAGACCCTGCAACGCTGGCGCTGCCTGGCGCTGGGCCCCCGCTTTCTGAAGCTCGGTAATCGTGTCGGTTACCGACTGGAAGACATCGAGCAGTACGAACGCCAGGTGAGCCGCTGCTCCACCGGCGAACGTGCCTACGCCTGAAGGAGAACGCCATGACGACCCTGAATGTTCTTCCCACCGCCCTGGCCGAGCTGTCGGTCGGCCAACTGGCCGCGCTGGCGCCGGAGCAACTGCGTGAACTCGATGCCCATCTCGACGAACTGATCGCCTGGAGCAAAAAGGCCCGCACGAAACTCGACGCGGCCTTGGACCAGCGCTTCGGGGCCGAGGCCCGGGCCGCACTCCGAGCCTCCGGCCGTGACTTCGGCACCACCCACCTCACCGTGGGGGCGCTGCGCGTCACCTTCGACTTACCGAAAAAAGTCAGCTGGGATCAGCCGCAGTTGGCGGCCTGCGCGGGGCGCATCGCTGCCGCTGGCGAGACCGTCACGGACTACATCGATATCAAGTACGCCGTCTCGGAGTCCCGGTACAAGAACTGGCCCGCCACGCTGCAACAGCAGTTCGCCGCGGCGCGCACCGTGGAGCCGGGGAAGCCGAGCTTCACGCTGACCGTCATCGAAGGGGGTGCGGCATGAGCGGCTTCCCCATCATCACCGCCGACCAGCGCCTCGCCGAGCCGCGGGGCGTCAAGGGCGTACTGGCCGGCAAGAGCGGCATTGGTAAGACGTCCCAACTGTGGACCGTTCCTGCGGAATCGACCCTCTTCTTTGATCTCGAAGCCGGCGATCTGGCCGTCGAAGGCTGGGCCGGTGACACCCTCCGGCCGCGCACCTGGCCCGAGTGCCGGGATCTCGCGGTGTTCATCGGCGGCCCCAACCCGGCGCTGCGCGACGACCAGCCCTACAGCCCGGCGCACTACGCCGCGGTCTGCGGCCGTTTCGGTGATCCGACGGTTCTGGAGCGGTACGAGACCGTGTTCATCGACTCGATCACGGTCGCCGGGCGCCTGTGCCTGCAGTGGTGCAAGGGCCAACCCCAAGCCTTCTCGGAGAAGACCGGCAAGCCGGACAACCGCGGGGCCTATGGCCTGATGGGCCAGGAGATGATCGGTTTTCTGACGCATCTCCAACACACCCGCAACAAGAACGTCTGGTTCGTCGGGATCCTCGACGAGAAGGTCGACGACTACAACCGGAAGGTGTTCTCACTGCAGATCGACGGCTCCAAGACCGGCCTCGAACTGCCCGGCATCGTCGACGAGGTCATCACCCTCGCCGAGTTGAAGGCCGAGGACGGCAGTCTCTCGCGCGCCTTCGTCTGCCAGACCCTGAACCCCTGGGGCTATCCCGCCAAGGACCGGTCCGGCCGCCTCGACCTCGTCGAGGAACCGCACCTGGGACGCCTCATGGCCAAGATCGCCGGCCCCGCCAAACCCGCCCCCGAACGCCTGGACTTCGCCCGTCCGGAAGCCACCGTACCCCCTGCTCAGGAGCTTTGATCATGTCCATCTGGAACGATTTCAACAACGCTGACAACCAGTCCTCCTTCGACGTCATTCCGGCCAAGACCCCGGTCAAGGTCCGGATGTCCATCAAGCCCGGCGGTTTCGACAACCCGCATTTCGGCTGGACCGGCGGTTACGTCACCCGCAACAGCACGACCGGCGCCGCCTATCTCAACTGCGAGTTCGTGGTGCTCGAGGGTCCCTACGCCAAACGCAAGGTCTGGAGCCTGATCGGCCTCCACTCCGAGAAGGGTCCCGAGTGGGCCAACATGGGCCGCAGCTTCATCCGGGCGCTGCTCAACTCGGCGCGCGGCATCCAGCCCAAGGACGAGACGCCCGCCGCCCAGTCCGCGCGGTGCATCCAGTCATTTGCCGACCTCGACGGCATTGAGTTCGCCGCCCGCATCGATGTGGAACGCGATCAGCGCAGCGGCGAGGACCGCAACGTCATCCGCACCGTGCTCCAGCCGGATCACCCGGACTATGCCGCCGTGATGGGCGCGGGCGGCGGCTTCCGGGCTCCGCTTCCTGCCAGTCCGGCCCCAGCACCTTCGGCTTTCGCCGCGCCGGCGGCAGTCATCAATCCGACGGCGGGTCCGGCCAAGCCGTTCCGGCCGACCTGGGCTGAGTAAGGGGGCGCCATGTTATTACGCAAGCGCCAACAGCTGTTCGTTCAGCGCTGCCTGGCGGCCTTGGATACGCACGGCAATACTCTCGGCACTGCACCAACCGGGTCGGGCAAGACGGTCTGCTTGTCCGCTGTCGCTGGTCGCGTCCTGACCGAGCCCGAGGCGAAGGTCTGCATCCTCGCGCACCGCGACGAACTGACGGGCCAGAACCGCGCCAAGTTCAGCCGCGTGAATCCGGGTGTGACCACCTCGGTGTTCGATGCCACCGAGAAGTCTTGGGATGGGCAAGCGGTGTTCGCCATGGTGCAGACGCTGAGCCGGGAGAGCCATCTCCGGAGTCTCCCACCGCTGCGGATGCTGGTCGTGGACGAAGCCCATCACGCCCCCTCGACGACCTACCGCCGGGTGATCGACGCGGTCCGGGAGCGCAATCCCGACGCCTGGCTGTTTGGTGTCACCGCGACGCCAAACCGCGGTGACGGGGTGGGCCTGCGGCCGGTCTTCTCCAACGTCGGCGACCAGATCGGCCTGGGCGAACTGATCGCCTCCGGCCATCTGGTCCGCCCGCGCACCTTCGTCATCGATCTCGGTAAACAGGAGGAACTCCAAGCCGTGCGACAGACCGCGGCCGACTTCGACATGACCGCGGTGGAGGCGATCCTCAACACCGCGCCGATCAACCAGGCGGTGGTACGCCACTGGCGGGCGAAGGCCGAAGGCCGGAAAACCCTCGCCTTCTGCTCGACGGTGGCGCATGCCGAGTCAGTGTGCCAGGCCTTCGTGGAGGACGGCGTTCCGGCGGTGCTGATCCATGGGGAACTGTCCGAGTTAGAACGCCGTTCCCGGCTGCGCGAGTACGAGCAGGGTCCCGTTCAAGTTGTGGTCAACGTCGCGGTGCTGACCGAAGGTTACGACTACCCGCCGACGTCCTGCGTGGTGCTGCTGCGCCCGAGTTCCCATGCCTCGACCTTCGTGCAGATGGTTGGGCGGGGATTACGGGTGGTCGATCCGCGCGAGTTCCCGGATGTGATCAAGGAAGATTGTCTGGTCCTGGACTTTGGCACCGCGTCTCTGCAGCACGGTTCTTTGGAGCAGGCGGTGCAACTGGATGGCACCGAGTACTCCGGCGAGGCGCCGCTGAAAACCTGCCCTGCCTGCGAGGGCAGTGTCCCCTTGGGCACTCGGGAATGTCCGCTGTGTGGCTACGTCTGGGCCACCCCGGCGGGCGACCCCACGGTGCCACTGACCGATTTCGCCATGACCGAAATCGATCTGCTGCACCGGTCCTCCTTCCTGTGGTGTGACCTGTTCGGCGACGACTGCTCGCTGATGGCCACCGGGTTCAACGCCTGGGCCGGCGTGTTCTTTCTGGAGGGCCACTGGCACGCCGTCGGCGCGGCCAAGGGGCAAGCCACCCGGCACCTCGCGGTAGGCGAACGGCTGGTCTGCCTGGCCCAGGCCGACGACTTCCTCAACACCCATGAGACCGAGGACGCGGCGCACAAGAGCCGCCGCTGGTTGCACGAGCCGGCGACCGAGAAGCAGCTGCAGCATCTCCCGCCGCAGTGCCGGCAGGACCTGGGACTCTCGCGCTACCGCGCGTCGGCGCTGCTGTCGTTCCGCTTCAACCGGCCGGCGATCCGTCAGGCGGTGGGGCTATGAGTTACCCGGCCTGTTTTCATTCCCAAGCGCAGTACGACGACTGGGCGCGGCTCGCGCGGCAGACCCGCGTCGATCCGCGTTGGCCGTGCCAGGACTGCACAGTCGCCTATCAACAGCGGATGACCGCCGCAGGACGTTGCGCGCATCCCGAAGCCGCACTGGAGGACGCCGAGCCATGCCCTGTGCCATCTGTCGCCGCCAAGCCCGCGGTTTCCTCTGGCAAGACGCCAGCCACTGCCAAACCAAAACCCAAGCGGAAAAAGACCAAAAAGGCCGGCCGGAAACGGCGGCGTTCTGCTCCTTCCGCTGCCAAACGCTGTTCGGGGCGCTCCGGAAAAGCCGGGAAGCCCGGCAGCGGTGGGCGGAAGCCCCGGAGGACCCCGTGATCGACGCCAGCGACACCGAGAAGGCCGCGATGGCGGCCGCGCTGCGCCCGTTGGGCGACTACGTCGTCGCAGTAGGTGTCGAGCGCCCGCTCGCGGCCTACCGCCGGGAGGAGATCCTGACGCTGATCGAACTCGTCGTCGACGCCTATCAGGCGCATCTGCTCGAGGTCGCCGAGCGCGAGGCGGCGCGCGAGGACGAACTGTTCCGCCGGCTCGAAGCCCGGCGTCAGTCCATGCCACCTAAAGGAGTGCCGTTCTGATGCTGGACTTCAATCACACAATCACGCCCGCCGAGCGGCTCAGTGCGCTGGTCGACCAGGCGCTGCAGGACGCGGAGGCAAAAGCCAACCGGAGGACCTACCTCGGCGCCTCGCGGCTCGGCGTGGCTTGCGAGCGCGCCTTGCAATACGAGTACGCCCAGGCTCCGGTCGATCCGGGGCGGGCGTTCTCGGGGCAACTGCTCCGGATCTTCCGCCGTGGGCATGTCATCGAGGACTGCATGGTCGAGTGGCTGCGCTTGGCCGGGTTCAACCTCCGGACCCGCGACCGCCATGGCGAGCCATTCGGGTTCTCGATGCTCGACGGGTGCCTGCAAGGGCACGTCGACGGCGTGGTGGTCGGCGGCCCGGAGGGCTTCGCCTATCCCTGCCTGTGGGAGAACAAGTGCCTCAACGCCAAGTCCTGGCGCGAACTGCAGAAGCACGGCCTGGCGGTCGCCAAACCGGTCTATGCCGCGCAGGTCGCGGTGTATCAGGCCTACCTGCAGTTGCATGAGCACCCGGCGCTGTTCACCGCGGTCAACGCCGACACGTTGGGGATCTACACGGAGTTGGTCCCCTTCGATGGGGGCCTGGCGCAGCGCATGTCCGACCGCGCGCTGAAGGTGATCACCGCCACCGCTGCTGGCGAGCTGTTGCCGCGTTCGTTTACCGATGCCACCCATGTCGAATGCCGGCTCTGCGCCTGGCAGGACCGCTGCTGGAGGAACACCCCATGACCCACGTCAGCCCTGAACCCCTGCTCGATGCCCGCGAGGCCGCGGCGCAGCTCAATCTGCCGTTGTACTTCCTGACCAACCAGGGGAAGCGCGAGGCGCTGAACATACCGCATTACCGGATCGGGCGCCTGCTCCGGTTCAAGCTCTCGGAACTCGACGACTGGCTCGTGGCCACCGCCATGGTGAGCGGTCCTGGGCCGGCGGCGGAGGACTGAGGGCCATGCTGGACTTCAACCAAGCCACCGAGCCGTCCCGGCTCACCCGGGACGAACTGCGGAATGACTTGATCGCGCGGCTGGAATCCGTCCTGACCACGCTGTTTCCGGCGGGCAAGCAGCGTGGCGGGAAGTTTCTGGTCGGGGATGTCCTCGGCAGTCCCGGCGACAGCCTCGAAGTGGTGTTGCAGGGCGAGAAAGCAGGCCTGTGGACTGATCGGGCCACAGCTCAGGGCGGCGATGTGTTTGATCTCATCGCGGCGCAGGTCGGTCTCAATGTCCAGGCCGATTTCAGCGCCGTGCTGGATGAGGCGGCCTCCCTGTTGGGCCGGACGCGTGTGACCCCACCCCGCAAGACGCGCCCCAGTGCCCCGGTCGACGAACTCGGGCCGGCCACGGCGAAGTGGGACTACCGGGATGCCGAGGGTGAACTGATTGCCGTGGTGTACCGCTACGATCCGCCGGGCCGCAAGAAGGAGTTCCGGCCGTGGGATGTGCGGCGTCGCAAGATGGCGCCGCCGGAGCCGCGACCGCTATTCAACCAACCCGGCTTGGCGCTGAATGCCACGGCTGTATTGGTCGAGGGCGAAAAATGCGCGCAGGCGTTGATCGACCTGGGTGTCTGTGCCACCACCGCCATGCATGGCGCGAAGGCCCCGATCGAGAAGACCGACTGGTCGCCGCTGGCCGGCAAGGCGGTCCTGATCTGGCCCGATAAGGACCCGCCGGGTTGGGACTATGCCATGGCCGCGGCCCAGGCGGTGTTGGCCGCTGGCGCGGTGGCGTGCGATGTGGTTTTGCCGCCCCCGGACTGGCCGGACGGGTGGGATGCCGCGGATGCGATCGCCGCCGGGTCTGATGTCGCGGCGTTCGTGACGCAGGGGCCGCGGATGAGCATCAAGCCGGCGCAGGCGCCGCCGACCCAGGAGGCCTCGGTCTGGGCGACCGACGATGCCCTGGCGCTGGCCTTCACCCAGCAATACGGCGAGGACTGGCGCTACTGTGCCGCCTGGGGCAAGTGGCTGGTGTGGACCGGTCAGCGCTGGCAGGCCGATGAGACGTTGCTGGTGCATCACCTGATCCGGTCGATCTGCCGGGAGGCGGCGCTCAAGGCCGACTCGCACCGGCTGGCCGCCAAACTCGCTGCCAGCAATACCGTCAGCGGGGTCGAGCGGCTGGCCCGTACCGATCGTTGCCACGCCTCCACCTCCGATGAATGGGATGCCGACCTGTTCGCGCTCAATACCCCCGGCGGGGTCGTCAATCTGGCCACGGGTGGGCTCAAGCCCCATGCCCGGGCGGATCGCATGACCAAGCTGGCGACCGCTACCCCACGCGGCCACGCGCCCCGGTGGCTGGCGTTTCTAACGGACGTCACCGGCGGCGATGCGGAGTTGCAAGCCTACCTGCAGCGCGTCGTCGGGTACAGCCTGACCGGTGCCACCAGCGCCCATGCGCTGTTTTTTCTCTACGGCACCGGCGCCAATGGCAAGAGTGTGTTCGCCAACGTGGTCACGACGATCCTTGGCGATTACGCCGCCAGTGCGCCCATGGACACGTTCATGGAAACGCGCGGTGATCGCCACCCGACCGACCTTGCCGGACTGCGGGGCGCCCGCTTTGTGGCCGCGGTCGAGACCGAGCAGGGGCGGCGCTGGAACGAATCGAAGGTCAAGGCCCTGACCGGCGGCGACAAGATCTCTGCGCGGTTCATGCGTCAGGACTTCTTCGAGTACGTGCCGCAGTTCAAGTTGGTCATCGCCGGCAATCACAAGCCGTCGATCCGGAACGTCGACGAAGCCATGAAGCGCCGGCTCCACCTCATCCCGTTCACGGTGACCATCCCGCCGGAAAAACGTGATAGCCGGCTGACCGAAACGCTCCTGGCGGAACGCGACGGGATCCTCGCCTGGGCGGTCGAGGGCGGTCTCGTGTGGCAACGGCAGGGACTGCAGCCACCGGCCTGCGTGGTCGCGGCGACCGAGGAGTATTTCGACGAGGAGGATGCCGTCGGCGATTTCCTCGAGGAGGAAGCCGAGCGCCACCCGCAGTCCCGCGTCGCCGTCGCCGAGGTGTTTCAGCGGTGGCAGGAGTGGGCCTCGCGGCGGGGCGAGTACGTCGGCACCAGTCGCTGGCTGTCGCAGCAACTCATCAATCGCGGCCTGGCGCGCACCCGCCTGCACGGCGGCGTGAAAGGCCTGGCGGGGCTGTCACTGAAACCCAGGGACGTCGGCTACCTGCCGTACCGCGATGACTGAACACCAGCGGGTGACCGAAGGTGACCCGTTTCCCGTTATGTCTCTTTACCCGTGTACGCGCGCACGTAAGGGGTTAATGGAAAACCGGTCACCTTCGGTCACCCGCCAGATCAAACAGAGGGTTAACGCCATGACCAACACCATCCTGACACTGGATCTCGGGACCCAGACCGGCTGGGCGCTGCGGCAACCGGATGCGGCCGTCACCAGCGGCAGCCAGACGTTCAAGCCGGGCCGCTTCGAAGGGGGTGGGATGCGCTTCCTGCGGTTCAAGCGCTGGCTCACCGAGCTCAAGCAAGCCACTGACGGTCTGGACGCCGTGTACTTCGAAGAAGTCCGGCGGCATGCCGGCGTGGATGCCGCACATCTGTACGGCGGCTTCCTGGCGCACCTGACCGCCTGGTGTGAGCACCACGCGATTCCGTACCAAGGCGTGCCGGTCGGCACCATCAAGAAACACGCGACCGGCAAGGGCAATGCCAGCAAGGCCGACATGGTCAGCGCCATGCGGACCCGCGGCTTCCAGCCCGTCGACGACAACGAGGCCGATGCCCTGGCGCTCTTGGCCTGGGCCCTGCAACAACACGGAGATGAGGCATGAATACCCACCCCACGATCGTACCCATCCCGGTCCTGCCGGGCCGTCTCGGGGGACAGCCAACGCCGCTGGTCGATGCCCGCCGCCTGCATGCCTTCCTGGGCGTCCGGCGGGACTTCTCAAATTGGATCAAGCGCCGTATCCAGGAATACGGCCTCGAGGAGAACAGTGACTTCGTGGTCGCTCATGCTGGCGAAGCAGTCGCTCCCCATGAGCCGGGGGAGTTTTCGCCAAATCCGGCGAAAACTCGCGGGCGCCCCAACATCCACTACTTCCTCACCCTGGACATGGCCAAGGAACTGGCGATGGTCGAACGGACCCCCAGGGGACGTCAGGCCCGGCGCTACTTCATCGAGTGCGAGCGGCAGTTGCAGCAGCTGCGTCAGTGCCTGACAGCGCCGCCCGTAGTTGCGGCGCGACTGACCCGCGCGGAGCGGCAGGCGATCAACCGGCAGGCCTGGGCCGAAGCGGCGGGTGACATACAGGCCGCCTTTCACGCCCGACGCGAAGTCTTGATCCGGGAGTACACCGAGGCCACCGGCGAAGCCTGCCTGATTTATCCGCGCGGCTACCGGCCCTCATGGGCGAAATAAGGAGAGTGCCATGCATGTCCCCAACCGACCTTATCGCTGCCCGCTGGGCCGCCTGTTCCCGGAACGCCCGGACCCCGAGGACATCAAGCGCCAGGGCTGGCGCGATGAGGGCATTCTGGTGATCTCGCCGCAGGATGACCGCCTGGACTGGCTGGAACGGCAACTGCTGACCCAGATCGCCGAGCGGCTGTACGGCCGCAGGACGGTGCATCATGACTGAGTGGACGTTGGATGAAGTCGCGGAACGCTTCCGCGAAGCCGCCGAGACGGCGCATCGCCTGCCCAGGGTCGGGGTGCAGGGCTACTTCAACACCTGGCCGGCGATCAAACGCGAGGCGCGGGAGCTCTATACCGATCCCGACCGGGTGCTGCGCTTCCCACCGACGCCCGAAGCGATCGATCGCATGGAAGAGACCATGCGCTGGGTGCTGTGGCTGGAGGAGCCGCAGCGGCATCTGGTGTGGATGCGCGCCGAGGAGTGGGAGTGGAAAGACATCGCCCGGCGGTTCGGCTGTGATCGCACGACGGCGTGGCGGCGTTGGCAGCGGGCGTTGGAAACGGTAACCAACTCGCTGAACGAGCGGCATCCGCTCTCTGCGTGCTCAAGTGCCAAGGCGGCCAACTGACGTTCGAGCCGTTGACAGAATGCGCATCGTGAACTTTACTTTGGGTAGACGTGCGCCAGTGGCGCACGTGGTCTTTGCCCAATCGGTGTTGCCGTTGGGTGCCCGCTTGCTCTCCTGCTGGGAGGTATCGGGGCTAACCTCAACAGGAGCGCCTCATGTCTTCCAGTTCCCTACGTTTGCGCCGTTACCGTCAAGCCGCCTACCAATCGCAGTCCGGTTGCTGCTTCTACTGCGGCCTGCCCATGTGGAGCCGCGATGCCCCGTCATTCGCTCAGCGCTACGGGATCACCGTCAGGCAGGCCCAGCACCACCAGTGCACGGCCGAACACCTGACCGCCCAACAAGATGGCGGCAAGGACACGCAGCCGAATATCGTGGCGGCCTGCCGTCACTGCAACGCTCAGCGACACCGGCGTGACCGCGCGCCGGAGCCGAAGACGTACCGCCAATTCGTCCAACGCCGGATCGCGAGTGGACGGTGGTTCGGCCCATGGGTCGAGAAGCTGCGGCCAGGGAGCGAAAGACCGGGTCTGAACTCCTGAGTGAAGTAGCGTAACGGTTCACGCCGATGTCGCTCGTTTGTGGCGTTTGTCCATTTTGAGGGCTTTTTGGCCTGCAGCATCGAGCAACGGTTTCGGGTAGTATTTCGGCCATACTCGCGAGAGTCGTGTGCAACGGGCACACCGACTTCCCGTCGGTCGAAATGAAGTCCGACCTTGCAGAGTCCCGAGCCCAAGCGTCACGTAGAGTAGTGCTTGCGGCGATTGTCCGGGGTTTCGAACGAGTGTCCTTTTCGGTCGTCGTGACGCACCTGACAGGCCGCTGGGAATGGGATAGGCTATCCCTACGGTCGCCACCAGGTCCCTCGGAAATGCTCGCGAAAGCGGGTCATTTCACGCGAAAAGGGGTCCTTCCGGGCGAATGAGTACTACGGGGGGCGGCAGCGCGGCATAACGCTACTGTCTCCCGAAAAATCCGGGTTCGCATTCCCGAACTCAGGTTCGCATCGCTAGCTGATCTTCCTGCATGAAACCCGCGCCCGCCGCGGGTTTCGTGCATCTGGCTTCCTGAAAAATTCTCCGGCACGGCGCCCTGAACGGTGCGCGGCCGGTGCGCAGCGCCCACCATTTTTGCCACCCTCCAGCGCCCCTCGCGGCCCGCGTCCGGTTGACCCACACCGGCGCGGGCCGTTCTTTTTGAACGAGGCCCCGATTGTCTGCTGAGTTGATCCTGGAACACTGGCCGATCGAGCGCCTGATCGCCTACGCGCGCAATCCGCGCAAGAACGATCACGCCGTGGCGCAGATGGCGGCGGTGATCAGCGAGTTCGGCTTTCGCCTGCCGGTGGTTGCCAAGAGCACCGGCGAACTGGTGGATGGTCACTTACGGCTCAAGGCCGCCCGCCAACTCGGGCTGACCACGGTGCCGGTCGTCCTGGCGGACAACCTGACCGATGCGCAGATCAAGGCGTTTCGCCTGCTGGCGAATCGCTCCGCGACCTGGGCCGAGTGGGACGAGGACCTGCTGCGGTTGGAACTGGAAGATCTGTCGGCGATGGACTTCGATCTGGCACTGACCGGTTTCGACGAGAACGAGATCGAGCGGTGGCTAGCGACCGAGGACGTCGAGGGCGGGGAAGCGCTGACGGAGGACGACGCCGATGATGAGGTGCCCCATGCTCCTGCCGTGCCGGTTTCCCGTCTCGGTGACGTGTGGGCCCTCGGGCCGCACCGGCTGATCTGCGGCGACGCGACGGACCCCGACATCGTCGCCGCGCTGATGGCGAACGACCGCGCCCGCCTGTGCTTCACCTCGCCGCCGTACGGCAACCAGCGCGACTACACCGGTGCCTGCAGCGGCGATTGGGACACGCTGATGCGCGGCGTGTTCGCGCAGCTGCCGCTGACCGCCGACGCCCAGGTACTGGTCAATCTCGGCATGATCCATCGGGACAATGAATTCCAACCCTACTGGAATGGCTGGCTCGACTGGATGCGCACCCAGGGCTGGCGCCGCTTCGGCTGGTACGTCTGGGACCAGGGTCCGGGTATGCCGGGCGACTGGGCCGGACGGTTCGCACCCAGCTTCGAGTTCATCTTTCACTTCAACCAGCAGAGCCGCAAACCGCACAAGCTGGTGCCGTGCAAACATGCCGGCCAGGAGATGCACCTCCGTGCCGACGGCTCGTCCAGTGCCATGCGGCAAGCCGATGGCAGCATCAATGCCTGGACTCATGCCGGCCAGCCGACGCAGGACCATCGGATTCCCGACTCGGTGATCCGCATCATGCGCCACAAGGGCACCATCGGCCGCGACATCGATCACCCGGCGGTGTTTCCGGTGGGTCTGCCGGCGTTCGTGATGCAGGCGTATTCGGATCCAGGTGATGTGATCTACGAGCCATTCGGCGGGTCGGGGAGCACGTTGCTCGCCGCGGCGCGGACCGGCCGCGTGGCGCGTGCCGTCGAGATCGCGCCGGAGTATGTCGATGTGGCGATCAAGCGTTTTCAGCAGAATGTCGCGGACGTGCCGGTGACGCTGGTGGCGACGGGGCAGACGTTTGACCGAGTGGCTGCGGCACGCGCCGAGGTGACGGCATGAGCGCGCTGACCTTCGAGCAGTGGCCGCTTGAGCGGATCGTCGAGTACGCGCGGAATCCGCGCAAGAACGATCATGCGGTCGATCAGATGGCCGCCGCGATCCAGGAATTTGGCTTTCGAATGCCGTGTGTCGTCCAATCGGATGGGCGCCTGGTCGACGGACATCTGCGCCTGAAGGCCGCCCGGAAGCTGGGTCTGGCGACGGTTCCCGTCGTGCTGGCGGACGATCTGACGCCGGCACAGATCAAGGCGTTTCGGATCCTCGCGAACCGGTCCGCGACCTGGGCGGAATGGGATGAGGACCTGCTGCGGCTCGAACTGGAAGAACTGCGCCTCGACGAGTTCGATCTCTCGTTGACCGGCTTCGATGCGGACGAACTGCTGGACCTACTGGCGCCGGAGGAAAGGACCACCGACGGCCAGACCGATGACGATGCCGCACCGCCGGTGCCCGACGAGCCGGTATCGCAGCCTGGAGACCTTTGGCTCATGGGTCCGCACCGCGTGCTGTGCGGCGATGCGACCGTGGCTGAAAACTACGCAAGGCTACTCGGCAACGAGTCCGCGAACATGGCGTTCATTGATCCCCCATACGGGGTCAACTACGCCAATTCGGCGAAGGACAAACTCCGGGGCACTCACCGCCCGATCCTGAACGACAACCTGGGCGAGGCCTTCGGCCCGTTCCTGGAAGCCGCGTTGCGGCCACTGCTCCAGCACTGCCGCGGCGCCGTCTACATCGCCATGTCCTCGAGCGAACTCGACACGCTGCAGTCCGCGTTCCGCGCCGCGGGGGGCCACTGGTCCACGTTCATCATCTGGGCCAAGCACACCTTCACGCTGGGTCGCGCCGATTACCAGCGGCAATATGAACCGATCCTCTACGGCTGGCCCGCGGGCGCCGAGAGGCACTGGTGCGGCGACCGCGATCAGGGCGACGTGTGGCAGATCAAGAAGCCGGCGCGGAATGATCTGCATCCGACGATGAAGCCCGTCGAACTGGTCGAACGCGCATTGCGCAACTCCAGTCGTCCGGGGGACGCAGTCCTGGACGCCTTCGGCGGTTCCGGGACGACGTTGATTGCCGCCGAGAAGACGGGGCGGCGGGCGCGGCTGATGGAACTCGATCCGAAATACGTGGACGTGATCATTCGCCGCTGGCAGGACTGGAGTGGTAAGAGCGCGGTGCGGGACGCCGATGGCGTCGCATTCGAGCGCCTTGTTGTTGGGTCGGAGGCGCCATGCACGTGACCCTGACAGCAACCGAACTGGCGACCCATGATGCAGTGGCCACCGCAGCCGAATGTCTGCTCGGCGTGACATCCGCGCTGCTCGGGTGGGATCTGCGGCAGCAAGAGGAACCCATCGGCGCGGTGATGGTCCTGCTCGGCCTGCTGCTGGTGGTCGGAGCGCTCACATGAGACAGTCCCGCCGCATGTCGTTGGTGGAATCGATCGCCAACGTCCTGGTCGGCTATGCCGTGGCGCTGGCGGCACAGGTCGTGGTGTTCCCCTGGTTCGGTATGACCGTGACCCTGGGGCAGAACGTCCAGATCGGCCTGATCTTCACCGGTGTGTCGCTAGCCCGGAGTTACCTCCTGCGCCGGGTGTTCGAAGGCTTCCGGGTGCGCGGGCAAGGCTAGGCGCAGGCCTCGTCCTCGATCGCGCAGTGCACCACAAACCCGGTGAGGTAAGGCAGTCCGATCGGGATCCCGTAGTCCTTGCTGATCTGGCGCCCGATGGTCCAACCCATCCACTGCCGGGTGGCCGCCTCGATGGCGGCTTCTAGCGTCATCCCGCGGAACAGCGCATTGTGGACATCGTCCGCGAAGTGGCGGCCGTGGCGGCTGTCGAGGAACAGGCGCACCGACTCCAGCGGTTCGCCGGTCGCCTCGGCGATGGCGGTCATCGCCAACGGCCAGGCAGCTGCGGCGTGTTCCGCAAGGGCGCCGTAGAAGCCCCACGTGTCGTTCTCGGTGGTGGGAATCGTTGTGGTCATGGTGGTCTCCGGATCTGCAGGGGTGGCGGTTCGGATCAGACGGCGTCGCGCACAATCTCGAACATCCTGCGCTCGATCGCGCGGATTGCATCGACTAATTCCTGATGGCTTTCAAACCCGCTCAGGTCGCCGGCCATAAAGTTCTCGCGCAGGGCCTTCAAGGCCAGATTTAAGGCGGCGTATTCGCTCATAGTGGCGTCTCCGTTGGGTTCTTCAGTGCGGCGATACGATCGCGCTGTTCGATTAAGAAGCCAAGGTCTCCGCAGCAGGCCGCAGCACCGCAATTCCGGCGCGGACCAGCGTCAACACGGCGCTGGTGAACGTGACTTCGGCCAGCCAAGGCGCGGCCTGCGTGTCGGCGAGCAGTGCCTCGACCGCCTCCGGGATGGCGGCCCGCATCGCGGCACAGGCGGCCTCGAGGCGCTCATCCGACGTATTGCGGACTTCGGGACACAGCCGCACCAGGGTGCGGAGGGCGGCCTGGCCCAACTCGTGGCCCAGGCGATCGATCTTCTCGGTGTTCATGGTGGGTACTCTCAGCAGAGGGGCGCAGGCTTGGGCCGCGCCCCAGTTGGTTAAGACTCAGCGGATGTAATAGATCCGCTCGCCCCCGGCGACCTTGTCGGAGGTGATGGTCAGCCCGAGTTTCTTTTTGAGGGCACCGGCGAGGCAGCCCCTAACGGTGTGCTTCATCCATCCCGTCGCCTCGACCAATTGCGCCAGGGTCGCGCCTTCCGGGCGCTGCAGCAGTTGGATCACCGTCGCCTGCTTGGTGTGGTCGCGGGTCTTGCGGGTGCGCGGTGCCGCGTCGTCGGCTTCCGGTGCCGCGGGTTCCGTCGCCGCTGCCTGGGCGTCAGTGCCCTCGGGCTCCGCCGGTGTCTGCCCCAAGGCGGCATAACCGGTTGCGGTCAGGTGCCAGTCGTTGCCACTGCCGCAGATCAAACCCTGCGTGATGAGGGCGTTGAGGACCATCTTGCGGGGCCCGCCCCGCAGGGTTTCCGGCAGGCGCAAGTGACCGGCGGGGTGCTGCAGGGCTTGCTCCAGCAGGGTGCTTTGGGTCTTGGTCAGGGTGAGGGTCGTGTTCATGGCAGTTCTCCGTCAGACGCGTTGTTGGTCGGGTTGGCCCTGGGCGCCGGCTTCGACGCCGGCTTGATACGCCGCCTCCAGTGCTTCGCGGATGCTCCAGACCGCCAGGTCATGGAAGTCGAGGTGATCGGCGTTCCGGGTCTCCAGGGTCTCGAGGTCGAGGTACTGCTTGGCGATGTGCTGCAGCAGGGAGTTCGTCGTGGTCATCGTGGGGCTCCAGGTTTTGGGGTGATCGCGCCAATCGCGATGGCCTTATGAACGCGCTCTTCGCCGGAGAAGCCAAGCACTTCGGTCGCCTGAACCGCCTGTTTTGGGAACGATTGTGTGGGGATTTCCATCCGCGCCTATGCCCGGCACCGTGGCGTGTCGGAAGCGGCCGTGCGCAAGGCGATCAAGACCGGACGCATCAGCCGCGAGACGGATGGCAGCGTCAATCCGTCCAAAGCCGACGCGGAGTGGCAACGCCACACCGACGCCAGCCAGCAGCGCAATCAGCCGCGCACCGTTCCGCATGAGGCGATCCCGCCTGTTCGGGATACGGTCGGCGAGCCACCTCTCGCGCCAAGTCTCGGCTCCGGCGGCACCACCTTCCTGCAGGCGCGCACGGCCAATGAGGTCCTGAAGGCCCAGACCAACAAGGTCCGGCTGGCGCGGCTCAAGGGTGACTTGGTCGATCGCTCGCAGGCCATCGCCCAGGTGTTCAAACTCGCGCGGTCGGAACGCGATGCCTGGTTAAACTGGCCGGCGCGCATCGCAGCACCTTTGGCGGCGAAGCTTGGCGTCGATGCGCACACGCTGCATGTGGCCCTGGACACCGCGGTGCGCGAGCACCTGCTGGAACTCGGTGAACTGCGACCTCGGGTCGATTGAGCGATGGATCCCGACTACGACGGCGCACTGGAGATCGAACGGGCGTGGCGCGAAGGTCTGACCCCGGATCCGTTGCTGACGGTTTCGGAATGGTCCGACCGGCACCGGATGCTGTCCAGTAAGGCCTCGGCTGAACCGGGACGCTGGCGCACCAAGCGAACGCCGTATCTCCGGGCGATCATGGACTGCCTGTCCCCCACGTCACCGGTCGAGCGGGTGGTGTTCATGAAAGGCGCGCAGGTCGGCGCGACGGAAAGTGCCAACTGTTGGATGGGGTACGTCATCCATCATGCGCCCGGGCCGATGATGGCGGTGTGGCCCACGGTCGAGATGGCCAAGCGCAATTCCAAGCAACGCATCGATCCGCTGATCGAAGAATCCGAGGTCTTGGCGGAACGCATTGCGCCCCCGCGCAGCCGCGACTCCGGCAATACCATCCTGGCGAAAGAGTTCCGCGGCGGCGTGCTGGTGATGACCGGTGCCAACTCGGCGGTGGGCCTGCGCTCGATGCCGGTGCGGTACTTGTTTCTGGATGAGGTCGACGGCTACCCACTGGACGTCGACGGTGAAGGCGATGCCATTTCCCTGGCAGAAGCCCGCACCCGCACCTTCGCCCGGCGCAAGATCTTCATCGTCTCGACCCCGACCATCGCCGGGGCCTCGGCGATTGAACGGGAATACGAGGCCTCAGACCAGCGGCGTTTCTTCCTGCCGTGCCCGCACTGTTCAAAAAGACAGTATCTGCGTTTTGAGCAGTTGCGGTGGGTCAAGGGCCGACCGGAAACGGCCGCCTACCTCTGCGAAGCCTGCGAGAAGCCGATCCCGGAGCACCACAAGACCGCGATGCTGGAAGCGGGCGAGTGGCGAGCGCTCGCGCCCGAGAACGGCAGCAAGACCGCAGGGTTCCACCTGTCGTCCCTCTACAGCCCAGTCGGCTGGCGCAGTTGGCGCGAGATCGCGGCTGCTTGGGAGTCGGCGGTCAGTCTGGAGTCCGGCTCCGCGGCGGCCATCAAGACCTTCAAGAACACCGAACTCGGCGAGACGTGGGTCGAGGAAGGCGAAGCACCCGATTGGCAGCGACTGGTCGAGCGGCGGGAAGACTACCCAGTCGGCACGATCCCGCTTGGCGGTCTGCTCTTGGTCGCCGGGGCCGACGTGCAAAAGGACCGCATCGAAGCCTCGGTGTGGGCCTTTGGGCGCGGCAAGGAGTCGTGGCTGATCGAACACCGGGTGTTGATGGGCGATACCGCGCGCGAGGCGGTCTGGCATGCGTTGGCCCAACTCCTGAACGAGACCTGGACCCACGCCTCGGGGGTGCTGTTACCGTTGGTGCGTCTCGCGCTGGATACTGGCTTTGCTACGCAGGAAGCCTACGCGTTCGTGCGGAAAGTGAAGGACAGCCGCGTCATGGCGGTGAAGGGTGTGGCCCGTGGGGCCGCGTTGATCGGCACGCCCACCGCAGTGGATGTGACCGTCAACGGCCGAAAGCTCCGGCGCGGGGTGAAGGTGTTCTCGGTCGCGGTGGGTCTGGCCAAGCTCGAGTTCTACAACAACCTGCGCAAGACCGCCGAAGTGGCTGCGGACGGGACGACCCTGATCTACCCGCCGGGCTACGTGCATTTGCCGAAGGTCGACGCCGAGTTCATCCAGCAGTTGTGCGCGGAGCAGTTGATCACCCGGCGCAACCGCCAGGGCTTTCCGGTGCGCGAGTGGCAGAAGGTGCGAGAGAGGAACGAGGGTTTGGATGCGGCCGTCTATTGTCGGGCGGCCGCTGCCGCAGCGGGTCTGGACCGCTTCGAGGAACGGCATTGGCGCGAATTGGAGCGGCAGTTGGGTATCGAGGCCCAGCCTCCGGACCCACCGGTAGCATTGCAACCACTCGACCTGGAACAGGCCACCCACCGCGGTGGCCTCGCTGTTTCTGGCGCCGTGAAATCCGGCCGCCGGGTCATCAAGAGCCGCTGGCTGTCCTGACGAGAATCCGATGGCCTACACGAACGACCAGTTGGATGCGCTGCGCAGGGCACTAGCCACCGGCGAACGCCGGGTAACGTTCGGCGACAAGACCGTGGAGTACCGCTCGGTAGAGGAACTGCAGGCGGCGATCCGCGAAGTCGAAGCCGCGCTGGCGAAGGAGAACGCGACGCCCCTGGTGCGGCAGATCCGCGTCACGACCACGAAAGGGTTCTGAGCACCTCCATGGGTTGGTTCCGTTCCTTGCGCCGGGCATTGCTGGGCAGCACGCCGACCTATGACGGCACCGGTTTTGGCCGACGGACGCTGGCCTGGCAGGTGGCGAATCCCGGGGCGGTCGCCGCCTTACTGACGACCCAGACCGAACTCCGCGCCAAGAGCCGCGACCTGGTCCGGCGCAATACCTGGGCGCATGCGGCGCTGGAGTCCTATGTCGCCAATGCCATCGGCACCGGCATCAAGCCGCAGTGCCTGGTCACGGATGCAGTCCTGCGAGAAAGCATCCAGGCGCTCTGGAGTGATTGGACCGATTGCGCCGATGCCGCGGGACTGACCGACTTCTATGGGCTGCAAGCGTTGGCCTGTCGCGCCATGCTCGAAGGCGGCGAGGCCTTGGTGCGGGTGCGCTACCGCCGGCCCGACGACGGACTGCCGGTGGGGCTGCAGCTCCAGGTGCTGGAACCGGAGCATCTGCCGGTCACGCTGAACACCCAGGCCGAGAACGGCAATGTGATCCGCGCCGGGATCGAGTTCGACGGACTCGGTCGTCGGGTGGCGTATCACTTATACCGCTCGCATCCCGAGGATGGCGTGTTCGCACCGATGTCCGGTGCCGGTGGACTGCAAACCGTCCGCGTCAAAGCCAACGAGCTCTTGCATCTGTTCCGGCCGCTCCGGCCCGGGCAGATCCGCGGCGAGCCCTGGCTGGCCCGCGCGCTGGTCAAGCTGCAGGAACTGGATCAGTACGACGACGCCGAACTGGTCCGCAAGAAAACGGCGGCGATGTTCGCCGGGTTCATCACACGGCTCGGGCCCGAGGACCACCTCATGGGCGAGGGCGCCGCCGATCAGAACGGTGTCGCTCTGGCGGGTCTCGAGCCCGGCACGCTGCAGATCCTGGAGCCGGGCGAGGACGTTCGGTTCTCGCAGCCGGCCGACGTCGGTGGCTCCTACTCGGACTTCCTGCGGATGCAGTTCCGGGCCGTCGCTGCGGCCATGGGTGTGACCTACGAACAACTCACCGGCGACCTGACCCAGGTCAACTACTCGTCGATTCGCGCGGGACTCCTCGAGTTCCGGCGCCGGGTGGAAGCACTGCAGCACGGTGTCCTCGTGCATCAACTCTGCCGGCCGATCTGGCAGGCATGGATGGAGCAGGCGGTGTTGGAAGGTGCGTTGGTGATGCCGGGATTCGCCCGCGGGGGACCCGCCCGACGACGTGGCTACCTCGCCTGCAAATGGATCCCGCAAGGTTGGCAGTGGGTCGACCCCGAGAAAGAGTTCAAGGCGCTGCAACAGGCGATCCGCTCCGGCCTGATGAGCCGCTCCGAGGCCATCTCGTCCTTCGGTTACGACGCCGAGGACGTCGATCGGGAGATCGCCGCCGACAACGCGCGGGCCGATGCGCTGGGCTTGGTGTTCGACAGTGATCCGCGCAAGGTCGCCAAGACTGGCGCCGCTCAGCCCGAGACACCGCAGGACTCGACACCATGATGCTACCCCACCTGGCGACCCGGCTCTACAACACGCCGCTGCTGATTCAGCGCGCCAAGCTCGACGCGATCCTGTCGGTGCTCGGCGATCGGGTGGGCTGGCCAGTGGCTCAGGCGCCGGTCTCGATGCCGCCACCGCGGGTCCAGGCCGAGGGCGTTCCGGGCATCGCCGTGATTCCGGTGCACGGTTCCCTGGTGCGACGGAATCTTGCGATCGATCCGGCGTCAGGCCTGACCAGCTACACCGACATCGGGCGACAACTGGACCAGGCACTGGCGGATCCGATCGTCCAGGGCATTGTGCTGGACGTGGACTCACCGGGTGGCGAAGCCGGTGGCGCCTTCGAACTCGGCGAGCGGGTCCGCGCTGCGAGTGCCATCAAGCCGGTTTGGGCTGTCGCGGCTGACTCGGCGTTCTCGGCGGCGTATGCCATCGCCTGTGGCGCCTCGCGTCTGCTCGTCAGCCGCACCGGCGGGGTCGGTTCCATCGGCGTGATCGCGCTGCATGTGGACCAGTCGTTGCGCGACGCCCATGACGGCTACCGCTTCACCGCAATCCACGCCGGTGAGCGCAAGAACGACTTCTCACCCCATGCGCCGTTGTCCGATGCCGCCGCCGCCCGGCTGCAGACCGAAGTCGATCGGCTGTACGGTCTGTTCGTAACGCATGTGGCCGGGATGCGTGGACTGAGCGACGAAGCGGTGCGCGGCACGGAAGCGGGCCTGTTCTTCGGCCCCGAGGCCGTCGAGTCCGGCTTGGCCGACGCCGAGGGCAGTCTCGACACCGCAATGCTGGAACTGACCGATTGGCTGGCGCCGCTACGCCTTACCCGCCCCTCCGAATCGCGACTGATTGCTTCTTCCCCTGTCCTGGAGACGCTGATGATGAATGCCCCTGAATTACCCGATGCCCCAGAACAAGAAGGCACGCCCGGTCCGGAAGACCCGGACACCGAAACCGGTGATGGCGCGCCGCAGACCGCTGAAACGCCGGAGCCGGCGCCCGCCGAAACTCCTGCGGCGAGCGCACACGCAGGCTCGCATCCGGTGGACGCCCGCGCCGAAGCCCTGGCGATTGCCGAACTTTGCCAACTGGCCGGTCAATCCGATCGCATCCTCGGCTTCCTGGCCGAAGGCGTGACGCCGGAGCAAGTGCGCCGCGTCTTGTTGGCGGTCCGGGCTGAAAGTCCCGAGATCGCCTCGCGCCTGCATCCCGATGCCGCTGCCCAGGCCGTCTCGCCGGAACACGGCCCATTGATGCGGGCCGTGCGCCGCATGATCGGCCAGTAACCCATCCACCCCATCACTCATTCTCGGAGCCCTGTCCATGCCTGCCATCCGTGAACCGCTGAACCTCGGCGATCTCCTCAAATATGAGGAGGAGACGCTCCGCTATTCCCGCGACCAGGTCACCGTGGCCTTGGGCGAAGTCCTCGAGCTCGGTGCGGTGGTCGGCCGCGTTACCGCGACGACCCAGATCAAGCGCTTCGACCCGGACGCGACGGACGGGACCGAGTTGCCGGCCGGCATTCTGCTCGACCCGGTCGACGCCGCGGGCGCCGCGTTTCCGGACGCGATCCTGCTGGCCCGCCACGGCATCGTGGCCTCCAACGCCGTTGTCTGGCCAGCCGGAATCACCGGACCGCAGCAAGCGGCGGCGATCGCGGCCCTGGAAGCGCGCGGCATTCTGATCCGCCAGTCGGCCTGATTCTCACCGATCCCTGGAGTTCGTCATGAACAACCCGTTCCACAATCCCGCGTTCTCGATGGCGGCGCTGTCTGCAGCCATCAACATCATTCCGAACCGCTACGGGCGGATGGAGTCGCTGAATCTGTTTCCGCCACGCCCGGTCCGGACGCGCCAGATCATCGTCGAGGAGCAGGCCGGCGTGCTGAACCTGCTGCCAGCCTTGCCGCCGGGTTCGCCTGGGACTGTCGGCACCCGCGGCAAGCGCACCGTGCGTTCCTTCGTGATCCCGCACATTCCGCACGACGACGTGGTGTTGCCCGAGGAAGTCCAGGGCATCCGCGCCTTCGGTTCCGAGACCGAGATGGAATCCATCGCCGGTGTCATGGCCCGGCATCTGGAGACCATGCGCAACAAGCATGCGATCACGCTGGAGCATCTGCGGATGGGCGCCTTGAAAGGCGTGATCCTGGACGCCGATGGCTCGGTGATCTACGACCTGTTCGACGAGTTCGACATCACCCCGGCAGTGATTGCCTTCGCCCTGGACAAGCCCGACACCAACGTCAAGAAGAAGTGCGCCGATGTGCTGCGGCATCTGGAGGACCATCTCAAGGGGGAATTCATGACCGCAGCGCACGTGCTCTGCTCGCCGGAGTTCTATGACGCGCTGACCGATCATCCGAAGGTCAAGGACGCGTTCACCTACTGGCAGCAGGGGGCAGTCCTGATCAACGACATGCGGGCCGGGTTCACCTACGGCGGGCTGACCTTCGAGGAATACCGCGGTCAGGCCACCGACGTCAACGGGGTGACCCGTCGCTTCATCGCTGCCGGGGAAGCGCATGTGTTCCCCTTCGGCACGGTGGATGCGTTCAGCACCTATTTCGCCCCGGCGGACTTCAACGAGACCGCCAACACGCTGGGCCAGGTGCTCTACGCCAAACAGGAACCGCGCAAGTTCGAACGCGGCACCGATCTCCACACCCAGTCCAACCCGCTGCCGATGTGTCATCGACCGGGCGTGCTGGTGAAGCTGACGGCGGCGTGATGCTCGAACGCCTGTATGACGCTGCGGCGCGGGCGGGTCTGTTGAGCCTGGCGACCTGGCTGCCAGAAGACGGTGCCGATCCACAAACCGCTTGGGTCGAGTTCCGGGCGCCGGATGCGACGGTGCTCGATGGTCTGGGACTCTCGACGGATTACGCGATTCGCTATCCAACGAGCGTCTTCGTCGGCTTGGACTCTGGTGACTTACTCACCGTCGACGGCGAACGGTATCGGGTCCGAGAGACCCGACTCATGGGCGACGGCACCGAAAAGCGGGCCAGCTTGACCCGGTTGTAGGCGGATAGAAATAAGTCAGCGGCGTGAAAGCTTGCCCTGACCGCAGCTTGGGGCCACCCTCCCGAGGTTGTCCACAGGCTTGTCCCCGCCTTCTGTGGATTAAAACCCGCTCCGGTGTTGCGCTGGGGATCACTTGCCAATCCACCGATTGGCCGCCATCCGGGCGATGGCGGCGTTGGTGGCCCAAAGGTCGAAGTCCTCTGGATGAAAGCCGAGTGCCCCGGCGGTCGTCAGCGCCGCTTCCAGCGCGGGATCGTCCGGATGATGACGACCGTGTTTCAGCCACTGCTCATAGCCGGCAAGGCCCCCCATCCCTGCAGGCGGACCGGCTCGCTCGCCGTCCAGGACACGAGCGTAGCCGGGTACGCCTCGGCGCACTTCGGTCCCTTCGACCCGGACCTCGTGATGCCACGGATCGCCCAGACTGTCGATGTAGTAGTACAGAAAAGTGTCCTGGCTGCTCAGGACCCGATCCAGGCGGACCTTCCGTTCGTCCTCAACCTCGACGCCAAAGCTTGAATACTCGGGTCCGGGGCGTCCGATCACGCGCTCGCCGATGCGGAACTCATGGAAACCACCGCCACGCCAGCCCATAGCGGCCTGAATGACGTGGTGCAGACAGCCGAATTTGAGCCAACCATCCGCTTCGAGGCATCGCCAGATTTTGGGCCGCAGCGTTTGGAGTTCCAATCTCAACGTGAAAACGGTGGGCCGATCGGCCATCGCGCGTCCTGAGTAGGTTTTCGATCGCCCCATTCTAAGTCGAACGCTGGTGACGGCATCCCTCCGCGAACAACTGCTGCAAGCGCTGATGGCGGTGCTGGCACCGGTCGTCGCAGCACAAGGGGCAACCCTCCTGCGCTCGCCCACGCTGGCTCTGCCCCGGGAGCAGTCGCCCGCCCTGCTGCTGTTCCCCGAAAGCGATGCGATCACCGAGCGCGCCAACGACCGGGTCGTGCGGGAACTGACCGTGCGCCTGACCGCGCTGGCGCGCGGTGATGAAGGGGCAGCCGTGGCAGATCGTCTCCTGGTCGCAGCACACCGCGCCCTGTTCGCGGACGTGAACCTGGGTGGCCTGGCGTTGGGCCTCAAGGAACTCGACACCGAGTGGGACCTCGAGGATGCCGATGCGACCGCCTGCGCGATTCCGGCCCGGTACCGGATCACTTACCGGACGCTGCAGTCCGATCTCTCAACTCCCGGATAGACCCATGACCCGATTGATTCTGAACTGCCCGCATACGCATGCGGGACGCGCCTTTGTGCCGGGCGATCTGCTGGACGTGGATCTGACCACGGCCGAGTGGCTGATCGGCCAGGGCGTGGCCAGCCCCGAGCCGGAACCGCTTAGCGTCGAAGCCGATCCTGAACCCAAAACCAAATCCCGTTCTCCCGCCTCTCTACGACAGGAACCCCAACCATGAGCACCTACGCCTCCTTCCAGGGCCGCGTCTTTCTCGGCAAGCGCGATGACGCCGGCCTCCCCATCGAAGTCCGTTCGCCCGGCAACGTGGCCGAGCTGAAACTCGCGCTAAAAACGGATGTCCTGGAGCACTATGAGAGCCAGACCGGGCAGCGGTCCCTGGACCATCGGATGGTCAAGCAGAAGTCGGCCTCGGTGACGCTGACCATCGAGGAGTTCACCAAGGAGAACCTGGCGCTCGCGCTATACGGCAGCCATGTCACTGGCACGACCGGCACGGTGACCGCGGAGCCGATCGGCGGCGCGACGCCGGTCGTCGGTGATCGTTACTTTCTGGCCCACCCGAAAGTCTCGTCGCTGGTGATCACGGATTCCGCCGGGACGCCCGCGACGTTGACGTTGGGCACGCATTACACCGCCGACACCGATTTCGGGGCGGTCCAGTTTCTGGACGTGGTTGGTCACGCACCGCCGTTCAAGGCCAGCTACGCCTTCGGCGTGGCCACGGAGATCGGTATCTTCACCCAGCCGTTACCGGAGCGCTATCTGCGGCTGGAAGGGATCAACACCGCCGCCAGCAACGCCAAGGTACTGGTGGAGTTGCACCGGGTCGCCTTCGATCCGCTGAAGGAGATCTCGTTCATCTCCGACGACTACAACAAGTTCGAGTTGGAAGGTTCGCTGTTGGCCGATCCGACCAAGCCGCAGGATGCGGTACTCGGACAGTACGGTCGCATTGTCCAGATTCCGGTGTGAGGCTATGGCCAATCTACCTGAACGATACGCTTGGCTGGCCGAAGAGCCGGGGCCGCGGATGCTGGTCGAGGCGTCGAAGCTCTATGGCACCACCGAGAAGGCCGGACCCGCCAACAACCCGACCATCGTGAATTGGGCCGGCGAATGCGGTGTTGCCGGCTACGGGGCGGACTGCGTCCCCTGGTGCGGCCTGTTCCTCGCGACGGTCGCGCACCGCGCCGGGAAGCCGCTGCCTGAAAAGCCGCTGTGGGCGCGCGATTGGCTGCACTGGGGCAGTCCCGTCTCGATTCCGGAACTCGGCGATGTCCTGATCTTCTCGCGCGAGGGTGGCGGCCATGTGGGTCTGTACGTCGGCGAGGATGCGGGCACCTACCACGTGCTCGGTGGCAATCAGGGCGATGCGGTGAGCATCCGGCGGCTGGCGAAGAACCGGCTGTTGGGCGCGCGCCGTTTCTACCGGATCGGGCCGCCCGCGAATGTGCGGCGGGTGCACTTGCGCGCTTCGGGCGCGTTGTCGACGAATGAAGCCTGAGGCAAATCAATGGAAGCGAATGAACTCGAGGTGTTGGTGCCGCCGTTGGTGGAACTGACGATTGGTGGTGAGTCGCTGGTCCTACAGCCGCTGAAGGTCGGCCAACTGCCGGCGTTCCTGCGCGCGGTCGGGCCCATCCTATCGAAGCTCTCAGCGCCCGAGATCGACTGGTTGGCGTTGCTCGGGGTACGCGGCGACGATCTGCTGACGGCTTTGGCGATCGCGACCGGAAAGCCGCGGGCCTGGGTCGATGACCTAGCCGCGGACGAGGCGATCCTGTTGGCGGCCAAGGTGCTGGAGGTGAATGCCGATTTTTTTACCCGGACGGTGTTGCCGAAGCTCGACGGGCTGTTTCCGAAGGGTCTGGTCGCGGGGCAGCCAGCGCCGGAGCCGGCTGGTTCGATGCCGTCCAGCGGCTGATCAGCCAAGGGCACCGGTTGCCGGATATCCTCGACTACACGTTGCCGCAGGTGAGAGGCTTTCTGGCGGCGGTTGAACGGCGCGAGGCCGAGAGTGATGCGCGCTTGCTGTCGCTGATTGCCATCGGTACGCGCAGTGAGCCGAAGCATCTTGAACGGACGCTCGAACGGCTGGGAAGGGCTTCCGATAAGCCATGAAGATCAGTGTGCGGATCGACAGCGCTGCAGCCCAGACCCAGCTGCGGCGCTGGGGTGGCGAGTACCGGGCGAAGGTCCGAGCCGCGGTGCAGCGCGCGATGACTGCGGAGGCGACCGAGATCCGCGAGGAGGTTCGACGGCACGTCGGTGGGCGGATGGCCGTGGTGCGCAAATCCTTTCTGAAGAGCTTCTCTGCGCGGGTGCTCGCGAAAGACCCGAATCGGTTACCCGCGCTGCACGTCGGCTCGCGCATTCCGTGGTCCGGGATTCACGAGTCCGGTGGCACGATCACCGGCCGGATGCTGATTCCACTCCACGGCCGCGTCGGGCGCAAGCGCTTCAAGGCGCAGATTGCGGAACTGATGCGCGGCGGCAATGCCTACTTCGTGCGCAACGCCAAGGGGCATGTGGTCCTGATGGCGGAGAACATACGGGAGCATGATCGGCCACTGGCCGGGTTCAAGCGTCGCTATCGGAAGGCCGAGGGTATTGCCCGGCTGAAGCGCGGCGCGGACATTCCGATCGCCGTCTTGGTGCCAAAGGTGGTGCTCAGGAAGCGGCTGGATGTGGCGCGGTTGGTTGTGGGGCGGGTTCCGCGGTTGGTGGGGGCGATCGAGCGCACAATTAGGCTAGGCTCCTGAGCTGCGTTGCACGCACCTGACGCAATCATGCGGGGATCGCGCCCGGTGGCTACTCCATTGGCAATCGCACACCGAAAAATTTCAGCGAAAGGGGGCCACCATTGTGGTTAGATGGTGTTTTCGATGCAGGAGAGAGTCGCGCTCTACTCTCGCATTGCGCGTGAAGATTACTCTGCGGTAGTTTTAGGATCGGGGGGGCTGAAGGCAACGAGCTTTCGTCTATTACTCAAGGGGGTAGTTCGCTATGTATATATCTTTCATCGATTGCTGAAGCGCCTTAAGGCAAAGGAGCTCTACGTGGTTCATAGCAAGCAGACTACCTGCGAAATTGGGCCTTGATATGTTTAATTCTTCCCTCAAGACGTCTGATTTCCTCCCCAAGCCGCGTATCGCGTGAGTTTGATTTGTAATAGCCAGTAAGTCGCCCTAATTCCTGTTCGGCAATTCCAGTCTGGGAGGGGCGGCACTTTAGATATGCCCACGCACGTTGCACTGAGCAGCGCGGCCAAGACACGCCGCGCTCCTCGGCCTTTGCCATTGAGATTTCACATGCGCGCACCTCCCCGAGACGGGCTTCAATGATCCCACGCGTGAACCATATCTCGCCCTCTTCAGGTAATAGCTCAACGGCTCTTTTTGCCTGATGAAGAGCTGCCCGATTATCGCGAATATCGTGAAACAGGAAGTAAGCAAACCTGTCAAAGAGCCACCCGTTTGTGCTGTCAGTAATTATCGCCGCCTCATAAAGTCGCCGGCACTCTACAAACTTACCTTCCTGACGCGCTCGATGCGCTGCCTTAGCTTGAGGTGTCCTGTAGGCCGGGACAATGCGGTCACCCGAAAATTGTTGCGCCTTCTTAACAAAGGCTGAGTACTGCGTTGCAGCCTGGCGAATTTCATCTTCACTTGGGCTGTGTGCTCCATGCGCAAGCCGGACGGTCTTCTCTCGCGCGTACTCCAAGAAGTTCTTCGAGAACGTTATTTGATTGGCTCCCTGGACATTAATGATAGAGGCTATGCCGCCAGACTCGTCCAATGCCTGCTCTGCTGCTTGTACTGAAACTCCAATAATCCCAGAGCAGATGCGTAAAGATTGGTCATCATGAACGTCGCCCACGCGTGTCATGAGAAGTAGTAGTCGCCGAACATCCTGATGGAGCCGACTCCAAGCATCAGCGAATAGAAACTCGCCCAGGTCTTTACGAAGCATGGCAGCGACGCGAGATGAAGCCTGCTCGATCTTTTTAATTGCCGGATCAGTCAGTGAGTTCGCGAAGGCTTCCAAAACAATCGGCCGACGTTCTAGCTTATCTACCGCTTGCAATAAGTCGGCATCTGTAGCGTTCTTAACCAGTTTTAAATTAAGTTTGTTTGCACGATCACGCAAAAACGTCACCGCTTCCTGCTCGGATAAAATCCCGACCCCAATAGGAGATGCTTCGATATGCTCTCGCCGCCTGGAAGTCAGAATAATTCGGCCAACCCGTCTGGAGATCTCCTTTAACTCTTTTCCTAGCAGGACGCGTTCATCCTCATTCTCAATCAATGTTTCGGTGTTATCTATTACAACGAGAATTTCCTTCCTCAAAAAACCAAGCACGTCCTTTATTTTTGTCTGCAGATAATTGGCAGCCTGTGGTAGTTCAAAACGATAAAAATCGGCTGACGGGTAGTGACCAAAAAGCAGCATATGAAGAAATGCCAGCAATTCCAGTAAATGGGGTTGCCCAGCGGCTATGGGCTGAAGACCATTTAAACTCCACTGCCACCTTTTTGCGGTATAAAATAAAATAATCTTGGGTTTCCATAGAGCCGGTAAATCCTCGTCTAGAACGCGATGCAAGAATTCCAAAGCGAGGGTTGTTTTCCCGCAGCCTCCATCGCCATGTATCAGACATGCGCGAGAGTCCTCGTCATCGAGCCATTCCTTCAGTTCCTGTATTTGTGCTGACCGTCCCGTAAAAGAATCCGTCTTTTTGTCCGCTAGATAACAAAGTGGAGCCCATGAATTCGGCCAAAATATAGGTGAAGGGAGTGAGCGTCCAGACAGGTTGTGAAAAGGGTTTGGCGCTTCATAATTGAAATCCGATCTAGCATTGTTACCGGCATCAATTTGGCAGTACGCGCGAACTCTCTCTTTTGTCAATATCTTTATCTTACGAATCAATGCGGGCGCGCCATTCCAGCCACGGACAAAGGTAAGCTGTCGTTGCGTTGGCACTTGGCCAATGGTGGCTGTTTGACCATCGGGCGCAAGATGGGGCAACACGGGGCCAAGGTTCTCGAGCAAAAATCGGAGGGCATCAAGTTCTGCCTCGCGGTCGTAGCCACCGACTAGACCGTGTCCTTCAGCTCCATCGTTTCGCAGTAAAACAAAACTGCGAAGTAGGCTGAGAAGTGTTTTGGAATTTCCACTGCACAGCTTAGACGCGGGTCTTTGCCCCAGTGGACGCGAGAGAAGTCTGGCAGTGCCAGCCCAACCCAGTTGTTCCGAAGAGATGAGCATTGCTTCTAGTGCATCGACAAGAGACCCATCCGCCGGTGAGCGTAGTGCTTGAATGATTTGCTGATCGGGCTGTAATTCAGCGCCTGGATGTTGATGGCTTATCCACTCGACCAAACCATAGGTAATTTGCTGCAGAACCAGCCGAATGCATGAGACGATTCTGACTCGACATTCGACATCAGAGGAACATTGAGATATCTCGTTAATACAGGAATCAAAATATCCTTTCATGATTGCCGTTTACCTTTTTGCGTAGGGCGAACGCGCGAAGAGATCCAAGGTCCCGGGCACCTGGGTTTGCCTTGGCGGCTTTCTAAGGGCAGCGGTGGTCCTACTTTGGCGTGGGTGCGAAGGCGTGCGGGTTGAAAAGGTGCTTCCAGTACTTGGGGATCCATATGCTCCGACTTGTTGCATCCCGCAACGGCTCGGTGGAACGTGGAGCGGCAAATTTGGGACGTAAGTGTATGCATGGTCCGCCAAGCATGGGCTACAAGCAGGTAGCTGCCCAGCGGACGAAGTGGATGATAGCGGCATACCAACGGAAGCTGATCCTGATCGTTGCACAAGGGGTGCGATCCGTGATGTCGGTGTTGCCCCAGAAACAGGCAACCGGCTCGTGAGACTCGCTTAAACGCTAAAATGCCACCAGCGAAAAAGGAATGACTGTTCCGCTTGGCACCAGACGGTCGCTGGATGAACGCAGGCCATCGTAGTTTCTACGCAGTATGCCTCAAAACCGCATCAGCATCCTCGTTGCCCTGGAGGGCTCGGATGAGGGGCTGAAGCGCGCCCTGCATTCAGCCGAGCGCAGCCTTGGCGAACTAGCGGTCTCCGCGAAGACCGCCGGGGAGAAGGCCACCGCGGGCGTGGCCGAGGTCAAGGCCGGGATGGCGGCCTTCGGCGAACAGGTCAATCGAGCCAAGGGGCAACTCCTCGCGTTCCTGACGATCAGTTGGGCGGCCGGCAAAGCGCAGGAGATCGTCCAGATCGCCGACGCCTGGCACCAGATGGCCGCGCGCCTCAAGCTGGCCACCGCGGGACAGCGAGAGTTCTCGATTGCGCAGCGCGAGCTGTTTGCCATCGCCCAGCGCATCGGCGTGCCGCTGCAGGAGACTGCCACCCTGTATGGCAAGCTCCAAAAAGCCGTCCGCGGCTTGGGAATGGAGCAGCAGGATGCCCTGGCACTGACCGAGAGCATCTCGCAGGCACTGCGCATTTCGGGTGCATCGACCGCCGAGGCCCAAGCCGCGCTGCTGCAGTTTGGCCAGGCCTTGGCGGCCGGCGTGCTGCGGGGCGAAGAATTCAATTCGGTTGTCGAGAACAGCCCGCGCCTGGCGCAGGCGCTTGCCGACGGCCTGAATGTCCCGATCGGACGACTGCGCAAGCTCGCCGAGGAAGGCCGCCTGACTGCCGATGTGGTGGTGCAGGCGCTGATGAGCCAGAAGGATGTGCTGGCCGCGGAGTATGCGCGGCTGCCGCTGACGGTCAGCCAAGCGTTCCAACGCCTCGGCAACGCCTTCGGCCAGTGGCTGAACCAGGTCGACACCGCCACCGGCTTCACGCGGAACCTCGCCGCGGCGCTGACAGCGCTCTCGGCGAATCTCGATACCGTGCTGGCCTGGCTCAAGCGCGTGGCCGAGGTCGGGTTGGCGATTCTGGTTTATCGCCTGCTCCCGGCGCTGATCACCGCCTGGGAGACGGTTGGTGTCGCTGCCGTCACCGCAGCGCAGGCCTCTGCCGCGGCGTGGCTCACGGTCAACCAGTCGCTCTCAGCCGCCATCGCCTCGCTCGGCGTGCTGCGGACGGCGTTCGCCGCCCTGGGCGCCTTCGCGGTCGGCTGGGAGATTGGCACCTGGCTCTCGGAGCAGTTCGTCGTCGTGCGCCGCGCCGGCATTGCGATGGTCGAGTTGCTGCTGAAGGCCGTCGAACAGCTGCAGTATCGGTGGGAAGTGTTCGCGGCACTGTTCACCGCCGACCGCATTGACGAAGCAACCCGTCGCCATCAGGCCCGTCTCGCCGAGATGAACCGCATCTTCGCGGAGATGCTCGCCGACGCGACCAAGGGCACCGCTGCCGCCCAGACCGCGATGACGACCGCCGCGGCGACCGCCGAGGAAATCACCCAACGCCTCGCCGCCGTTCGCCAGGGCACCCAGGAAGCAGTCGGGCGCGGGGCCGAAGCAGTGCATGCCGCGTTGGACAAGCTCAAGACCCGGCTGGCCACGGTTGAGCAGGCGGCGACCCATGCCAGCCAGACCGCCAATGAGGCGACGGCCAAGATGGCGGAGGGCTATCGCGCCCTCACTTCAGTCGTCGAGAGTACCCTGCAACAGCAGGTGGCCGCGGTCCAGGCCCGCTACCAACAGGAACAGGCCGCGCTGGAGACCACCCGGCAGTCGGAAGCGGCCAAGCTCACGCAGGCCACGCGCTTGCTGACCGACACACTGGGCGAACAGACCCGGCTACGCCAGCAGGCAACTACCGACACGGTGTCCCAGCTGGAGCAGGAGTCGCTCGCTCGCCTCGAAGCCGCCCGTCGCCACGGCGTGACCGAAGCCGAGCGCCAGGCCAATGTGCAGCGGGTCGAGAATGAGATCCTCGCGACGCGCCGGCAGACGCTGCTGGTCGCGGCCGCTGAATACCGCCAGCACATCGATGCGCTGAACGCGGAGGCCAACCGGCATCTGTCCGAGATCCAGCGGATCGAGGAGCAGAAGCGGCTGCTGTCGCTCAGCACCGAGGAGCGCATCCGCGAGATTCTCCGGCTGGGCATGAGCGAAGCCCAAGCTATGGAGGACCGCAAGGCGCAGATCGCTCAATACCAGGCTGCCGCCCGCGCCCAACTCGCCGCCGGGGAGTTCGAGCAGTCGCGGCAGTTCGCGCAGAAAGCGCTGGACCTCGCCGCCCAGGTCGCCAGCAGCCAGGCCAGCGAAGCCCGGCGCAGCACGGAGGCGCGACGCCAGTCCGAGCAGTCCGCGACGCAGGCGGTGTCCCTCGAAGCGCAAGCGCGCGACGCCTACCGGCGCAAGGAGTACGCCACGGCGATCCAACTGCACCGACAGGCCGAAGCGCTGCGGACCGAGAGTGCCCAGAAGGCGCGCGAGGCCGATCAGACCGCGGTGGTCGGCAAGCAGCAGGTCAACCAGGCCATCAGCCAGATCCGGACC